AGTAGGTAAAGATTTAAACTACGCATTATCAATTGTTGAATGGTATTCAGCAACAGACAAGCAAGACAAAGAAGTTAAATTAATCCTAAATCAAATCTGGAATTAATAACCAACTAAGGGAGGCTCATACCTCCCTATATTTTCATTTTTAAATTTTTAATTAATCAATCCTAAATTCGTGTAATATGAAAACTGAATCCAAATTATCACTTTCCCAAATCTTAAATAACTATATCGACTTTTACGAACTTAGAGTTAGTGAGTTGATGGTAAAATTAGAATCAGATTACCTATACCAGTTACCTTGGCTTGGGGAGGAAATCTATAAGTATAAGTATACCATTGCATATTACAAGTCAATGCTTAATGATTTGCAATCTGAGACCGATGGAGTTGTACTTGGATATCATACAAGAATGTTATTAAACTACTGCAAGAGGGCATATAATGTAAGGGAAAATTCAACTGGTACATTGCATCGTGAGGTATCTACTTGGAAATTTCAATGCAATTTGGAAATACTTGAAAAGATTGAACAACTAACTAACAATAACTAATAATAAATCAATCACTAAAATCAATCAAAATGAAAAAGCAAAAAATGAAATTATCAGGAAGTTTCTTTAATTATTTAATGGGAAACAATGAAAGTATACCAGTAGTCGGTCAAGGCGGAACGGTTCTCGGATACTCGGACCGACACGCCTTTGAAGTACTGGAGGTATCAAAATGTGGGAAGAAAGTTCTATGCGAATATTACAAGGCAAAGAGAACTGATGATTGGGGAATGAGCGATTCGCAGTCCTATGAATATACTGAGCTTAACGGGCATCAATTTACTCTTGAGTACCGATATGGTTCTTGGAAAGTAAAACATCAGGAAATGCATTTTGAAGAGGCGCATTGGAAACTTTATTATGCTGCTGGAAATGACGGATATGAAAAGTATATCAAACCATATCAGGATGATAATGGAACCACTAACGTACTGGTAAAAGATGTGACCAAAATGTATATCACATACTCAAAGAAGAACGTAATATTTGGAGTTAGAAATGAATACTATGATTATTCATTCTAAAGATAATGGGGAGTAACTTCCCCAATTATTTTTGATTTTAATATTGCATATTCAAAATATATTGTTACATTTACAGAACATTAATCAATTACTAAATCAAACGAAATGAATCGAAACCTTATTGAACACCAAGACACAATATTTTCAATGTTAGAAATTTACGCAAAAGGTAATATTGAAAGTATGGAAGTTGTTGATGCGCTGCAGACAGTTGTATTCCTGAAGATGAGCCTTGCTCGTCATATTGAAAATGATTTCAAATATATTGGATCAACTGAATATCACGTATTAGTTTCTTCAATTAACTCGTACAAAATAAGACTAATCAAATCTGTTTCTAATTACTAATCAATCAAATTTCTAATTACTATGAAAGCATCAACACTTTTCAAATCACAAGAAGGAAATACCTACTTCCATTATGATCATCTAAATGGCTCAATGATTACCATTATAACTGATGGCTGCTATACTGGTATATTTACACGATGCGATAATAATTGCGCTGCAATGGCAAGGCAATTCCACAAGGAAGAATATCACAATGTGCCAGTAATATATCGTGACTATGTTGCAGTCACAACTGATGAATATGTAGAGGCCTTCGATAAGGCAATGGCAAAACTGGAAGATGCTGCAACCATAATGTTTAAATCACTTTAATTTTTAATCAATAAATCCAAATCAATTATGTTACCAACACTAAATGCTCCAGTAGGAGGCGAATCAAATTACACGAATAAGATTGCACCAGTTGGTGTCCATCTTGCAAGAATCTACCAAATCATTGACTTAGGTACAACCGAACAAGGTGGTCAGTTTGGTGGCAAGAAAAGGAAAGTTCAGATACTATTTGAACTTCCTCTTGAAACTGCAGTCTTTGACCCTGAGAAAGGAGAGCAGCCATTCTATGCTCGCAATATGTATACGTTGTCAATGCACGAGAAAAGCACCCTGAGAAAAGATGTGCATTCAATGCTTGGAAAAACATTGACAGATGATGAGGCTAAATCATTTAATGTTTTTAATCTGCTTGGCAGAGAATGTATGGTTAGTATTATCCATCGACCAAGTGGTGATAAGGTATATGCCAACATTCAAACAATAACACCAGTTCCGAAAGGAATGGTTTGTCCTCCATCTGTTAACCCTCCTTTAGTGTTCTCAACGCAGATGCCTGATATGCAAGTATTCAGAATGCTTCCTGAGTTCGTACAAGACAAGATTAAACTGAGCGACGAATTCATTGCCTATATGAATGCTCAGATGGCTGGTAACTATCCACCAAATAAACCGCAACCTATTCCACTACCAACATTTACTATCGAAAAGACGAATGATAGTGGTTTACAATGGATGCTTGGTGATGCAGAAGATCCTGATAAATTGCCATTCTAAATTCATATGGTCGGAGATTTAATAATTAGTTATTTCTCCGACCTTTTTAAAAATAATAGGAAAATAAAATTGTCCTACAAAAATCCTACAACTATGAAATCAGAAATTATATTAAATGTTGATTCGCTATATGAAGTGATCAATCATCCATCCACATTAAAAAGCCAACAATTAATTAATGATGCACCATCAAAGGTAGAAGATAAGTTAACCTATGATATTATGGAGCATACCATTAAACTTGCCAATGATGTAGTCAAGTTAATTGAGACAAATCGTAAATCAATTACTGCTCCATTGGATGCCTACAAAAAGCAAATAATGGAAATTGAAAAGGATGCAGTAGAACCATTAAAGAAGTTTATTGAATCTGGTAAGTCTCAACTGCTATCATACAATAATGAATTAGAAAAAGTGCAACGAGAGGCAAATGAAAAACTAAGGATTGAATCTGAAGCGGCATTAATAAATTCTGATGCTGATGTATTTAATACTCTTGCTGGATACTTTACCGACCAATCAGTTTCAATTAATACTGAGCAGCCAAAGAATATCAGGACTACTAAGAAGGCTCGCATTTGTGGCGAAGTAAACTGGTCAATGGTACTTAATGTATTATTTGCAGCCGAGTCATTGGACTACCAAGACTTACTAACTCCACTTGCAAAGGCAATGGAAAAATGCGGAGTTGTAATGATTGAAGGTATTGAAATCTATGATCACAAAACACAAGTAATAAGATAAGTTATGGAAGATAAAAAACCAGTACTAAATTTCAGAGGTGCAAATCCAATTAAACCAGTTTCAATTAATCAACACATAAATCCAAAACAAATGAATACACAATTAACTATTGCTGATGAATTAAAAGTATCGCAAACTCATAAATATAAATTTGCGCCACATAACCATTCCGAAATTATTAAGGCACTTGACACTTATAGGAATCATTTTAATATAGGTACTCAGGAGTTCTCTAAAATGGCTGGATATTGGGAAGGGCACTTTAATGCTTTATGTACCTATAAACATAAATTCTCTGAGCCAAGTTATAGAAAATACAGAGAAGTGGTTATGGCATTAAAGGCAAAAGAATTAAATAAAGAAAAGCCAGTCTATGCGCCAACAGAACCAGCAACAATTAACAATACTGAATTAACAGAAGATATCTGCATTAACTTTTTGAAAGCGACCGGAGAATATAAAATATCCAAATTAGAAACTATTACTAATTGGGTTGAATTATGACACGAAATGATTTCATTTATTATCCAGCATTATCGTGTTCTAAAATAAAGAAGTACTATACTGGAGATATTAGTTATGCAAAAGTAGCAATGGAAAAAGGCATTAGTATCCATAACCAATTGCTGGAAACTAAACCTGAGGATATGAATCCTGAAGCATTTAATATTCATAACGCAATAGGTAACCATCCAATTGCATCAAGAATAATGTATGAATCAATTAATGAATATCCAATAATAAAAGACGTAACTATTGGAAAGCATACTATTCAAGGGAAAGCACTATTTGATATCTATAATGAGAAATTAAATCTGATAGCAGATATCAAAACAACATCTGCCAAAACATTGGATGTATTCGCATCAGATATGATTAAGCACTATAATCACATTCAAGCAGTTTGGTACTCCCTAATCGCTGGAATTGATCCCAAGAACTTCTATTACATTGGAGTAACATCAATGTCTAAAAAAGTAGGGAGTAAATCTGATAGCATATTTATATATAGGCATAATGATAATGAGATTTCAGATGCTTATAAATTGATTACTGGATACCTTGATATAAATATTGCAGAACTAAAAGATAAATACAAAAGCAAATGAATGTAGTTTCAAGTACAGATTATGATTTGCTTTTTAGTTATAATCCTTGCGATATATTTCATTATTATAATATTGATGAGATGCACGGATTGAATTTATATGACTGCATAAATTATAATAACACAAAAGAATCTGCATACTTTGCTGGTTGGTGCAATCTAATTCCAAACTCAAATAGGCATTATGTATTTATTAATCTAAGTAGATGTAATAATGATATAGAGACATTTGGATTAATAATGCACGAACTGATGCATCTTAGTTTTGATCTTCATACAGATGAAGAAGAATTAATTACTTGGGCGGAAAATGAATCTTACAAAGTATTTCAAATAATTAAAAACAATTTAATAAATGAATCCTGAATTAGTTAGCCACATTGAATACTTAACTGGTAAGTCAATTAAGTTTAAAGAGATAGAAAATAGGTATGCCATTGGAGTTAAAAGATGGTTTCTTTGCGGAGGTGATTTGCCATCAATTGAAATAGCAAAGTATCTTGATATCAGCCATAATAAATTGACACTATTAATTCAGAAGCAAATGTCAAAAGTTACTGGTATAAAACTTAAAGATGAAGCACCAATAGTTGATGTAATGTATACTCCATATTCATTAGAGAAATTATATCCTAAGTCTTACAGATTTGATTGGCAGCCAGTATATGAATTAAACTATTATCTTTACCTCGCTAACAATTCAAGGGATCAAATAATTGATAATTACAAAGTATTTCTAAATGAGTCACGAGGTAGAGATATACAAAGTCATAGCAAGGTATCTTTCAATAAAATATCCAAAGGTAATATTCAGATTTGATTTTGCTGCTGGTATGTATCTGAGTCCATATATGGCAACAAAGCATAGGTCGCAAAATCCAATAAAAGGATATCCCGATTTATTTATTGCTTTACCTCGTGGAAAATTTGCTGGTCTATTTATTGAAATCAAAACTGAGAAAGCGAATCCATTTAAAAAGGATGGCACTTTGAAATCTAACGAGCATACAGAAAGACAAGCCGAAGTATTATCAATGCTGAATGAGGTTGGATACTATGCAGTATTTACAAGTGGTGTTGACGAAACAATAAAAATTATAGAGAACTATATACATCAAAAATAATTTTCTATTTTAGCAACATTCAGAGGTGGTATCCTGAATGCAACAAAAATATGTCGCCCTATGGTGACTGAGAGGCAACGATTAAAATCTGAGCCGATACCACCTCAGTCTTCATAGGGCATTTTTAATTCTTATAACAATGAATAATCGGGACACTTGCATTTTTTATCGATCAATGTTTGAATCTATAAAGGAACTTCCAAAAGAGAATCAGGCAGAACTATACAATGCCATATTTGAATACTCTTTAGATTTTGTTGAACCTGAATTGGCTGGTCTATCAATGACAATATGGAGACTTATAAAGCCAGTACTGGAAAAAGGAAATACTAATTACATTAACGGAAGCAGACCGAAAGCGAAGCAGATAGTAAGCGAAACCGAAGCGAAACCGAAGCGAAGTAGAAGCAAAAGGCAAGCCTATAAGGATAAGGATAAGGATGTAGATATAGATAATGATATTATTGTTAAAGCACCATCTTTCAAGGCAATGACTAATGATGACTTAATAAATCAGATCAAACCATTTATAGAAAAGTACGGAAAGGACACTTGCAATGCTTTCTATTCATACTGGTCGGAACCACTTTCCAATGGTAGGATGAGATTGACAGAACAGAAGGCTTGGGATACCAGTAGAAGACTTTTCACTTGGAAACAGAGGGAGAAGCAGCCTGAATCTTCATATGTAAAAAAAGTACCAGTGCCTTTCAATCGCAGTAGTCAAGGGCAAACCTATGTAGGGGATGATGTGGTATAAAAAAAAATTTAAAAATATTTTGATAAATGTATTGCATATTCAAAAAACTATATTAAGTTTGCAGAACACTAAATCAAACACTATGAAAATTTCAGCAAAACAAATCGTAAGAAGAACGAATAAAAATACTGCAACCACTATAATGGAGGGATATCATATGACTAAAATTGGTAATGACAATATTGGATGGAGAGGAGCAGAAGAAAATGAATATCATTTTATTACCAAGTATGGAAGTAAAATTCCGAAATGCGGTCAAGAAACAATAATAAGGGTTCTTGAAATTGAATCTGAATTAATAAGATTTGATGGAGCGAATATTTACATAAAATTTAATTAATCAATCACTCTTAATAAATACTATAATATGACAACACAACACTACTCGGAAGTTTTTCGGTCTGAAATAAGCCGCAAAAATGATCTACTGGATTTAATAAGCGAAGAGTTAACTGATACTCTTGTATACCTATCATCAAGTAAATTTCAAGGCTTTGAAAACAACTATGTCAATGCTCAGGAAATGGCAAACAGAATACTGGAAATAAGGAGTCTAATTTTAGCAAAATACTAATCTATTCAGGGAGGCAAACGGCCTCCCTATTTTAACCAACTTAATAATTGAAATATGAATAATGCATTTCAGCCAATGGACGAGTCTTTAAGACTAAAAAGAATTTATGACTTACAGAATATCTTGTATAAAATGGATTACTACCAAAGGGAGAGCGGATTTATCGCAGAGGATATATTGGGTAATCTAACATTCTTTGATTCTGAGCCATCGTTTGGTGGCGCATTTATTACACGAGGTGACATTTTAGACTTCATAGATATATTCAATGGCTAATCATTATTGATGGCTGCAAATCACATATAATACACAATCTTAATCAATCAATCGTTATGATCAAATCTAAAGTAAATCAATTGTTAAATGATGTATCACATATTTGCGATGTATCTGCAAAGTATTCTACCAAAGTAAAATCCAAAGACAGACCAGTAATTAAAACTGAAGTAGACATTTATAAATTAATGCATCATTGGTATGCAAATACAGAAATGTTTGAGCAAAGGGAAATCTTTTCAGTAGTATTAATGACTCGGGCAAATCAGGTATTAGGAGTTGTAAATTGTGGCGAGGGAGCAGCAACTTCAACTATTGTAGATAAGCAATATATTGCAAGACTTGCAATTTTGGCAAATGCTCAAGCGGTTGTCTTATGCCACAATCATCCATCAGGTAATATAAAACCCAGCGATGCGGATATAAGGATAACTAAGGAAATAAAAGAAGCACTTAAGTTATTAGAAATAACATTACTGGACCATTTAATACTAACACAAGACAATGGATTTACTTCATTGGCAGCAGAAGGCTTAATTTAAAATCAAATGACAAACCCACAACAAGCAATAATCGCAATATTAATGACTGGTGAAAACCATCAGGATTTAATGCCACAACTGGAAGAGCATCTCTTTAATGAGGTGCTCACATCAAGATGCTACAAAGTAATAAAGCGCACTATTGAAAAAGGACAGACACCTAATATGGTTAACTTCTTTAGTACTGCGAATGAACTTGATAAGTTTACACCTAAAGAAACATCTGCAATAGTTGGCTGGTCTAATAGTCTAACATATAACGAGCCAGTTAATGAATATATTGCAATCCTAAAGGACAATCATATTAAAAGATCAATAGGTAATATTATTACCGAGCAGTCTTTCGGACTATCAAATAATGTTGATGGCTATACAACTGCAACCGAAATAATAAAGTCATTAACTAATCTATTAGATACTGGAAGCAACTCAGATAATATTATTGATCTATCGGAATTAACTAATGAAGAAAGGGAATCATACTATCGTAGAGCAGCACTAACATTATCAGGAAAAACTACTGGATTAAATACTGGATTAAATGCTTTAAATAAATTTACTGGTGGTTTTCATCCTGAGTTTATTATAATTGCCGGTCGACCATCAATGGGAAAAACGGCATTGGCATTGTTTCACGGAATGAAAAGTGGCGAGGCTGGTATCTACTTTAATCTTGAAATGAATAAAAGCCAGTTATGCCAAAGATTAATTCTTCAGGAGGCTGGAGACACAATCCATTCTTCAAGACTTCGTGATGGCAATCTTAGCCAATCTGAATTGCACTCTTTTGAAAAGACTATTGGAAGTATCGAAAAGCAGCCATTCCTGATATATGATAAGGCAAGGTGTGGCGTACACGAAGCAATTAGAGTAATGAAGCGAGAGCATCGGAAAGGTAGGTGTAAGTGGGCAATAATTGATTACCTACAACTAATGACTATTGAGGGATTCAAAGGTGGCAATCGTGAAGCAGAAGTTGCTGAAATTAGCAGAACATTAAAGGCAGCGCAAAAAGAGATTGGAATACCTATAATTGCCTTGGCGCAACTTAGCCGTGAAGTAGAAAAGCGACCTGATAAAAAACCTATACTATCAGACCTAAGAGAATCAGGTTCTTTAGAGCAAGATGCAGATAGCGTTGCTTTTGTTTGGAGGCCATCGTATTATGGACTTAATGACGATAATGGCAATCCATATACTAATAATATCTTTTATCTTTTTGAGAAGCATAGACAAGGCGCAACTGGTATTGTCGAATTTAGGCACTCACCAAATATGACAAACTTTACAGATGTTACCAGTAATGATATTGGCAGCACATTTCTTCCACAACCTAAAGACCTAAGACATTATGCAGACAAAGATTGGGATGTACCATTCTGAATATATTAATTATTTGGAAAAGCATAAAACAGAACCATTTGTAATGTTGGATGAAATGAATCTAACTTATGATCAATTTGAAATGCTATTTAATAACTCATATCCATTTCGGGAGATGTGGAAAATAGATGAATGTGATTTTAATTACTATGATATCAGAGGTGGCAAGTGCCAGTATGCAAAAGTTTATTACGGAAAAATACATTGCACAAACAAGCAATGTAAAACATAATCAAAATATTATTATATTTGCAATCTATGGAACAGAAGATAAAAGATAATAGAGGTGGCAAAAGAGAAGGTGCTGGTCCTCCATTTAAGTACGGAGAGAAAACAATAAACATTACATTCCGCATACCGAAATCGCATAAAGAACTAATTAAATTAATGGTAAAAGAATACCTGAATAAAGTTAGTTCTGAATATAAATCAAACAAATCAAACAAATCTGAACATTATGGCTGCTGAACAATCTTGTATTGAATTAATATTTGAGCAACACAATTTACTATCTGATGCCGATTTTAAGTCTTGGATGCTAAATAACTATGAAGAACTTGTTGACCAACACAAATTAGAAGTAATGGGCGCATTTGATTGCGGACAAGAAGATGCTTACGAAAGTGGATTTTCAAATGCTGGAGCACTGGTATTCTATAAAGAGTTCTATGGATAAAATAAAGTTGGCAATAAAATGGTTTGAAATAAACCTAAAATATTATTTGTCATTTATTTTCTTTTTAGATCACAATGATAAAAATAAGTATTAATGAAAAAGCAAACAGCAGTTGAGTGGTTAGTTGATGCAATATTTAATGATGTTGATTTGAAAGATTCAATCTTAAAGTTAGCAATCAGTCAGGCGAAAGAAATGGAAAGAGAGCAAATAATTGAAGCATATAGAGATGGAAGAACAGACCAACAAACTCGTATTCCAAAGTTCTACAATCGAAGTTCTGCAATCTACTACACATCAACCTATGGAGAATAACCTACTACTTATACCTTGTGCAATTGAATCTGTTTCCACAAGGAGAGATAAGACATTAAAAGTAATTATAGGTACTCAGGAATTGCCACCATCAAAAGCAGCCGAACTATTAAACCAATGGGCATCAGGTGTTGGAGTGATGGCATTCAAAGGTGAATCATTTAGTTACGATGATGAAGAATTGCTAAAATCAATTAAGATTGATGCAGAAGAAATGGGAAGTAAGACACCAAGCCAAAGGTTAAGGTCTTGCTTATATGTATTATTTGAGCGCAATCCAGAGGGTTACAGAGACTTTAATAGTTATTATGCTGCTATGATGGACAAGTTTATAGATATGGTCAAGAAGCGGATAGATACCTACCAATTATAACATTAACTACATTTGCATTATGTCAAGCATAAAAACAAAAAACGTAAAGATTAGCGATATTAAAATAAATCCTAATAATCCAAGACTTATTAAAGATGAGAAATTTAATAAGTTAGTGCATTCAATAAAAGAATTTCCTGAGATGTTGGCAATAAGACCAATCGTTGTAAACTCAGAAATGGTGGTTATTGGTGGCAATATGCGATTAAAGGCTTGTAAGGATGCTGGATTAAAGGAAGTGCCTATAATCATTGCGGATAACCTAACGGAAGAACAACAGAAAGAATTTGTAATAAAAGATAATGTTGGATTTGGAGATTGGGACTGGCAAATTATTGCAGAGGAATGGGGAACAGAATCACTGGAAGATTGGGGTTTAGATATACCTAACTTTGCCAATGATGAATTGTTAGAAGAATTTGATACCAAGGCATCAGATATTAATCTAACTCCAAAACCAACTGATGATGACTATTCAACATTTGAAATGGTTATGCTGCATCAAAATAAATTGCTGCTATTGGAAACATTAAATAAAATAAAAAATAACTTCCTATTTGAAAAGCAAGAGGATTCATTAATGGAACTCGTAAGACAATACAATAAATAAAAACCTATGAAGCAAGAGACACTTTCATTTATTAATTTTATTAATCCCGATTCAGGTTTAATATTTAATGATGAGGAACACGATAAATATCCATTAAAATACTATAATGTAATTAATGGCGAAGGCATTGATGTAGATGAAAATAAAAGTTACTATGGTTTCGTTTATTTAGGTGAGGCGGTGATCAAAATAAAAGACAATATTCAATCTATACTGCCAAAGGATTCTTACTTTTCGCATCACGGAGAATTTACTCTTTGTGGCAATTTCAAAGCGGTAATCATTGAGGTAATTACCAGTAAAGGAATATACCTAAAGGAACGATTTAAGGCAATGACTGCCATCGGAGGTGTTGTAGAAGATACTGGAAGATTAAAATATATAGATGGATGTACTGATAGTCTATTAATACCACCAGTTAAAAAAGGTAATCCTTGTTTAAATCATTTGCATTTTCCAAAAGACATTCGACAGACACCTCATACTCACCCAAGCCATCGTGTTGGATTAGTAATTAGAGGGCAAGGAAAGTGCGTAACACCATTCGGAGATCTTCCATTAAATGAGGGATGCATATTTGTTATTAAAGAATATGACGGCCTTTTAAAAGCGGTTGGTTTGGATGGCAAAATGTATGATGCTGGTACTCATAAATTTGATACTAATTTTAGCAGTATGGATGTGATAGCATTCCATCCTGATAGCGACTTTGGTCCTGAAGATGAATTCCATCCAATGATTAATCGCACAATAGTAAATGGAATTTCTGCAAAAGACATTGATCAAATAAGAACTAAGTAATGGGAGTAGTTAGAAAGAAAGAATACAAAGAGATTGATGTATATGAGGAAGCATTAAATCGCATCAGATATATTTACGATAGATTTGATAAAGTAGTAGTTTCATTTTCAGGAGGAAAGGATAGTACTGCCGTTTTAAATACTGCATTAATAGTTGCCAAAGAAAGAAATAGATTGCCATTGGATGTAGTATTCTTTGATGAAGAAGCAATACATCCACCAACTATTGATTATGTAAAAAGAGTAAGGGAAAATAAAGATATCAGAATGCATTGGTACTGCTTAGAATTTAAGCATCGAAATGCTTGTTCGAATGAGGAACCATTTTGGTATACTTGGGATAAAGAAAAGAAAGATTTGTGGGTTATGGAAATGCCTGAGTTTGCAATAACTGAACATCCTAAATTTATTAAGGGAATGAGTTTCCAAGAATTCTCCCCTTACCTATTTAATAGAACGGATGGCAGCGTTGCAATGCTTACTGGTATCAGAACACAAGAAAGCCTCAGAAGATACCAAGTGATCGCTAAAAAAAAGAATGATGCATTTATGAATTCAACCAGCGAGTCAGGGCAAAACCAATATAGATGCTTCCCTATTTACGATTGGAGTTCTGAGGATGTATGGTTGGCAGTTAAAAAATTTGGATGGGATTATAATACCACATACGATATATTTAATCAAACCAAATTAAATAATGATTTTCTGCATCAAAGAGTTTGTCCTCCATATGGAGAAGAACCATTAAGAGGATTATGGGTTTATGCGGAATGCTTCCCTGAGATGTGGCATAAAATGATTAGTAGAGTGCAAGGTGTTAGTACTGCTTGGAGATATGGCAATACAGAACTATATTCTAATGCCAGTAAAAAACCTGATAATAAAACGTACAAAGAGTATTTAAATATTATACTGGATAGTTACGATTATGATAGTCAGCAAGATGTTAAGAAAACAGTTAATGGATATATCAGAAGACATCAGTCATTAACTAAGCAGAAAATACACGAGGTAGATTGCCATCCATTGAGTGGTGTTTCTTGGGAGTGGCTATGCAAAGTAACCATACGAGGAGATTTCAAAGGCAGACAGAGTAATATATTAAATACCAATGCCAATAATGTAAGGGAGAAATTAGGTATTACTTTGGAAGAAGCGGAAAGGATTTATAAATGAAGATCAAAGAAGCAAAAATATTTATCAATAGTCAGCCGTTTACATTTGCCAAAAGTTATGCAGATACATTTCCGCACACCTATTTGCAAAGAGCAAAGACAACAGACGAAAATAAATTTGAGCAATTCATTTCATTAATACGAAAGGAAGGACTGGTATATAATTTTTTTAAAAAGCAATACGTATATTTATTTATTGACGATTTTATTTATTGGGAAGTTGGCAGACCTATCAAGTGCATACAAGTATTAAATAGAGCCAGTATTCATTCACTAAATCAAAATAAGCAACATCTTGTTTCGCAGCATATAGCAGATACTTTATTAGCGAAACTTAATGATAGAGAAATATATTTAGATACCTTGCTGAATAAAGAGATTAAATCCATTCAGGATATAAGGCAAATTAAGTTCCTGATGGATACCGAAAGAAGAATAAACGGAGGAGGTAAAAACATAATTGATAACTATAAACAAGAAGTAAAATATGAATAAGAAAGATCAGCCATTAAATGAAATCGTTTGGCGCAACAGAGAAGAACTAAAAGCAAATAATTACAATCCTAATAAAGTTGCACCTCCTGAATTAAAACTATTAAAGGTTTCTATTATTGAAGATGGATGGACACAACCTATTGTAATAAATCCTGATATGACAATTGTTGATGGATTCCATAGATGGACGGTTTCGGGACATAAAGAAATATACCAGTTAACAGATGGACTTGTTCCAACCGTTATGATCAAACCGAAAGACATCAACCAGCAACAGATGGCAACCATTCGACACAATCGTGCTCGAGGTACTCACGGAGTATTGGAGATGAGTAATATCGTAAATGATATGGTTAAGAATGGATTAAGTGGCGAAGAGATTATGAGTAGATTAATGATGGAAAAGGAAGAAGTAGTTAGATTATTATTTAGAGCGGGTATTCCAAAGAGTGAAGTCTTCAAAGAGAAAGATTTTAGCAAGGCTTGGTCACCTAAATAACAACATTAAAACAACGAAAAATGGCTGGTAAAGGACAAGTAGAACCACGTTGGAAAAAAGGCGAAAGTGGTAATCCAAATGGAAGGCCTCGTAAGTTGCCTGAGTTGGACAAATTACTTGCTGATGTACTTGGCGAGGAGAAGGATGGAATAACGGCTGGAGAGGTCATATTAAAGGCAATAAGGGCAAAGGCAGCAAAGGGCGATGTAAGAGCAGCCGAACTATTATTAGATAGAGCATATGGCAAACCAAAACAAAGTATTGAAAACAATATATCATCACTTGAGCCAATGGTTATTATCAGGACCGAGAGAAAAGAAATGTAATATTATACCAGTTACATTTTGATTAATGGCTTATACATTAACAGAAACACAAACAATTGCATATGATTATGCCACCAATGGAGATAAAAGAGTTATCTTATTTGGTGGCGCAATTCGTGGCGGTAAAACATATTGGTTGCTGCTAACATTAACCTCATTATGTTTGGCATATCCAAATAGCAGATGGGTTGTAATTAGAAAAACACTACCTGATCTAAAACGTACAACATTCCCAACATTTAAATCTATAATGAATGATGGTGTTGGACAATACATAAAGAACTGGAATAGGGATAATGTAGTTACATTTAATAACAACAGCCAATTAATATTTATGGGCGAGAGTTACGATGATGATAAAGAATTAAATAGGTTTAGGGGATTAGAAATAAATGGTGCTGGATTAGATGAAGTCAACGAGTTACAAGAAGTAACCTTTTACAAAGTTCAGGAACGTATTGGTTCTTGGAACAAAGCAGAAGGTCAGCCACCAATAATATGCTTGGCTACTTGCAATCCATCACAAAATTGGGTGAAGACATTAATCTATGAAAGGTATAAGTATGGAACGCTTCCAAACAAATGGGCATTCATACCATCAAAGATTACCGACAATCCATATATACCTATTGAGTATCTTGAATCATTAAAAGAATTGCCACCTATTCAATATGCAAGATTTGTTGAAGGTGATTGGGATGTACTGGATAATGTAGTTAATCCATTCTTGTACGAATGGAATGATGAAAAACATATTGATGATAGCATAGAACACAATCCAAATCTACCAACATTTATTAGTGTTGACTTTAATGTTAATCCATTATGCGCATTAATCATTCAACACGTTGGCAGCGACACACGAATACTGGATGAGATTAAAATAGAAAAGGGCTCAATAGAAGCATTCTGCGATGCCGTTGAGAATTATAATATACCAAGTGGCTTGATGCGAATAACTGGAGATGCGATGGGCAAAGGCAGTTCAATACAACAACGTGATAACTCTTCTGCATATACTCAAATCAAACGCAAATTTAAATTGTCTGATAGTCAAATTATGATACCAGCCAATCCAAGAATATCTAATAGTCGGATAGATTCCAATTTAGCATTAAAAAAATTAAATATTAAAGTTAATTCAATCAGGTGCAAAGGATTTATATTTGATGCAAAGCAAGTGCAATGCGATGCGGAAGGTTCGTTAATAAAAACAAATAGGAAAAACCTATCGGAACGTGCCGATTTTTTAGATTGTTTTCGTTACTTTGTCAATACTATTTTAAAAAGATACCTATGAGCATTTGTTCACCTTGTTACGATTCAGGTAGTTATGTTGATGTTTGCGCTACTGGAATAACATTTGGAGTTGCAGAACCTGATACTTCATATCTTGTCTGCATTCAATATAAAGCGACCGGTCGCATACAAACATTTGTGACCATTAGCGACGAGTTCGGCAACATTACTATTGAAGGTGTATTAATTGATCCATTGCAAGGATATACATTGTGGATCACAACTGATACACCTAATGGAACAAGGCAACCAATTACAATAAATGAAATACCTTATACTTGCATTGACTTTTCAATAGCAGTTACCAATACAGAACCATCAATAATTAATCTAACAAATGAATAAGATATACGCAATCATTAAAGGTTGGTACTATTACCTAACTGCCAGTTCAAAGAATAAGAAACTAAGTACCGAAAGAACTGCAATATGTAATAACTGCCAACATAGATACAAGAGATTAAACCTATGCAATGCTTGCGGATGTTTTCTTCCAGCAAAGACAAGAGTTGAGGATGCGCAATGTCCACATCAATACTGGTAACTATGTTAGGATTTATATTAGTAAAATGCAATCAATTTGATTACGATGAAATTCTTTCATTTCAAAATAAGGGACAGATTGATGTTTTATTAAATATCCAAAACATTGTATCAATCGAAGAAATTAATGATGAAGGAGATGGTTGTTGTATTTCAATGATCAATGGTGTCCATATACTAACAACAAATAAATTCAATGAAATTAGTAAGAAGATTATTTCCTCGCAAAGTATGGCATCGATTCAATAAATGGAATCAAAAGCATAGCAGTTACAATCTAATAAATGTATTTACTCAGGATGGATATAAGTACCTGAGATTCCCAAAAGAAACTAATATGCCATTGGAACGATTTGCGATGTCAATGGCATTGTTGGAGAGATTGAGTAGTGGCATAAGCGGAAGCGAAATGGATGGCATATTAGAGGGTATGGAGAAGGCATTAAGTGCTGGACTATCTAATCCAAAGAACGCAGCATTGGTTGCCACCTACATTCACATTATTCGTGAAAGGCAAGATACTATTATACATCGTGATATATTATTAAACATTGCTGCTACTTGGATCATTCGGGAAGATGAAGATCCAACAATAATCAATAATGATATTCATAGTGAAAAGTTAAAAGTATTTGAAGCGATGTGCAACGGAGGTGCTCACGATTTTTTTACACGTTTGGCTATCGAGCCTCTAACACCCTTAATGTCTATGTCAGCCGAAGACTTGCAGAAATTATGGGAATACAACGTGGAGCAACAACGCAATTTAATCAAAGCATTGAACCACTTAGATTCTCACCACGATACCGAGCGACCGAAGCGACCAAGAGAATTAAAAGTCAAGTAATGACAATTGTTGAAGGTGATGTAGTGGCATACAATCAACTTATGAATGGAGATGTTGATTTATTTTTAACTAAATTTGAGCAGTTTATAAATACTCAACAACGTGGCAACAGTTTACATTGATTATGAAGCGAGAGCAGCATCGTTAAAAGCAGTAACCGATACCATTATTAATGCCAATAAACAAATTGGTGATAGTGCTGAAGTAGCAGCCAAAGAGGGAGCGGATGCCTATAAGTCAATGGGCAAAGCAATGGGTGCTGCATTCTCATCGCAAGAGGTATCTAAGGCATTGAATAGTAACATTGCCAGTATAAATAAAAATCGTGATGCGCTAACTAAATTAACTGGTGAATCAATTAAGTTTGGTAAGGCAGCAATAACATTAGGCGGTCAAGTAAAGCAGAATGCATCTGAAGTATTAAAAGCAAAAGAGGCATTGGCAAAGTACCAACAAACATTAAATGATACTGGTAAGGGAACAGATAATACAGAGAAGAAAACCCAGTCATTAAAAGGTAGATTGCGAGAATTAAAAGAACAATTATCCGCACTTGAAACGGCTGGTCAAGAGGGATCAATGGCATTTGAAAAGTTAGCGGTTGAGGCTGGTAAACTTCAGGATCAAATAGGAGATACAACAGAACGAGTTAAAGTATTATCATCCGACACATTTAAGTTTGATGCTGCATTGGGTGCGGTTAAAGGAATTGCTGCTGGATTTTCAATAGCGCAAGGTGCTGCTGCTTTATTTGGTGAGGAGAATGAGGACTTAAATAAAACAATTGCAAAGACTCAGGGAGCATTAGCATTACTTTCAGGATTGCAAGAGATTGCAACATTAGTAACTGGTCAAGGCGCAACAAAGATTGCCTTACAGAATCTATTTATGAAAGATAAAATAGTCACTACTACTGCTGCTGCTGGTGCGGTTACAACATTAGCGGTTGCCGAAGAAGGTGCTGCAGTTGCAACATTGGCAACTAAGAAAAGTCTTGACCTATTAAAGATTGCGATTGCTGGAACTGGTATTGGATTATTAGTAATTGGATTAGGTGCATTGTATGCAATCTATCAAAGAAATTCAGAGGCCTCTAAGAAATTTCAAGAAGCATTAGATGGAACTAATGTTGCAATAGGCAATGCTAAAATATTACTTAAAGAATATTCAAACGATCAAATTAATTTGAATAATCAAATCGAAGTTGCTGCTGGAAGAATGAAGCAAAGTGATGCAGATAAGGATAAAGTAAAAAGAGATTCTAATGCTAAATTTAAAACAGAATCAAAAGCATTATATGCATCGCAAGTTCAATTAGATAATCAAGTAATTGAATTGAATAATAAAATAATGTTCCAAGAAGTAGAAAGGCAAAAGAATGGAGCATTGGGCGCAAAGGGTTCTGATGCAGCAATTATTGCCACAAGAAAAGAAATTGCAGTAATTCAAGAAAAGTACAAAGAAGCGCAGAAAGGAATTAATGATTTAAGAGAAGCAAATAAAAAGTCCGAAGGAGCGCAAATTAAACTGATTGATGATGCAGAAATAAAAAGATTAAAAGATGAAGCATCTGCAGCATACGATAAAGCAAAGCAGATATCAGATAAATTAATTCAAGATAGATTAAATGCAGAACTAAATGGTCTTAAATTAATTCAGGTAATTAATGGAGATTCATTTAAGAACAAAGAAGATATATTAAAAAAAGAAGCAGAAATCGAAAGGGCATCAGCAACTGCCAGTATCACTAATAAACAATTAAGGGCATCAACACTACTACTGATTGATGCTAAATTGGCTCAGGATACAGAACAATTAAAACTGGATGAACAAAACAAAGTAATTGCTAATGAGGTTAAATTGATTGAAGCGAAAAAGGTATTAAATACTGCAACATTAGGTGATGAAATTAAACAAGCAGAACTATCATTTAATATTGAAAAGTCTAATCTTGAAGCAAAGATTAAATTAAATCAGGCATCATCTGCAGACCTTGAATTACTTAGTGCTAATAACGAAAAGAAGATTCAGGATATAAAGAACAGAGGTATACAACAAGAGTATACTTTAAGAGTTCAGTCATTCGAACTAAGAAAGATGTTAGGCGCAACTACATTAGCAGAAGAACTAAGTTTAATTCGTGCAAGAGCAGAAGCGGAGTTAAAGGCAAATGAATTATCAAATAAAACATTGCCACAAAAGGAAGCGGATAGGAAAGCAATCATTGCCAAGACTGATAATGATATCACTCAGGCAAAAGCAGTAGAAGCAAACAAACGTATTGATATTGAGAATGCAGAGGCTGAGGCAGCGTTAATACTTGGAACTGCTACATATGATCAAAAGGTAAAATTAATAGAAGACGAGGGTCTAAAACAGAAGAATTCACTTGATAAAAAACTATTAGGTGAGGAAGCATATAATGCAGCGGTCTTAAAGATTAATGCAGACACTACTGCCAAACTAAAATTAGAGCAAGATGCAAGAGTACAAAGTGTATTTGCATTACTAAATGCTGCATCAGGTGTATTTCAGGAATTAAATGCTTTGGGTCAACAACAGACAGATGAAAGAATTGCTGGAGTAACGGCTGCAAGTGAGGTTGAACTAAAAGCAATTAATAATAGTACTGCGCTGGAAACTGAAAAAGCAAGACAAAGAACTGCGCTGGAGAAAAGAACACAAAGAATAATTCGTGAGGATAAAAGAAGGCAAGCGGAATCTGATAAAGCATTAGCATTATTTCAGGCAATTGTTGGTAGTGCATCAGCGGTTGCATCTGCTAAAACATTACCATTAAAGATATTAATTGCGGCGGCTGGAGCAATTCAGATAGCAGCCATATTATCAAGACCAATACCTAAGTTTGAAAAGGGAGGGGAGATAGGTGGCAAAAGACATAGTGAGGGAGGTACAATTGTAGAAGCAGAACAAGGAGAATATATCGTTAATAGAAAGCAAACATCGGCACATAGAAAAGAATTAATGGCAATGAATCAATCATCTGAATCATTTAAAAAATTAATTAATGATAGGTATGTTCGACCAGCCATTATGAATTATATGTTGAATTCAAAGAACAAGGAAATGGGGGTAAATGTAAATGCTACATTAAACTCAAAAACTATGGAGACTGAATTAAAAGGATTGCGAAAAGATATAAGAAATAGTTCTCAGGTATTTAGTAATAACAAAAATGATTCACGTTACTTATGGCACAAGAATTAAAGTTTTTATTAGATGGTGAAGATAGAGGGCAACCTACTAACTATATTGATTTTGGTTTAAGTATAACAGAAGATACAACTATTCAGGCAAGGATTGTTTCTTTTGATAATCCTTTAATATTTATTGGAGAATCATACGAATACATTTTTGGTAAAGTAATTAGTGGAGAACATTGCGATTTGATTAATGTTCAAGTGCAATACAAATGTGGTAATATTTGGAAGAAATTAGTTGATGGCTATTTTATAATTACAGAATCTGATTTTGATTTAGATCGGTGTTCAGTTCAAACAAAGTTATACGATGAATCATTTTCAACTAAAATAAATAATAATAAATCTATTCCATTTTATTCCGACTCTAATATATCCAAGAATTTATTTCCAATTGTTGCGCCAATAGTTACACCATTAAGGATATTTAAACCGTCGGATGGTACTTACTACCAAGATAGTTGTGGATGTATTAGTGTATACGATGCATTTAAACATTTAGTTAATTGTATGTCAGATGGATTAATAGATTTTGATTCTAACTTTTTTAAGCCAGTATATAATAATCCACCATTTGTTCCGCAGAATTATGTTGTAACAAATGCAGAAGCATTAAGGAATAAATCATTTGTGCATACTCAATTAGTATTTGATAAGTTATTCATAGCATTAAATAAAAAATTAAGATTGGGAATGGGGTTTGAAAAACAACCTAATGGCAGACCACTATTAAGAATTGAAGATGCTGAATACTTTTTTGATTCAACACCATCAGTAACATTAGATGACCAGCCTGATATCACTATGCGATATGATACTGAAAGTTTAATTGCTGGTGTTGACTTTGGATCAAATCCTTTCTTTAATAAAGGGGATTGTAATAATGGCAGTACACCTTGTTCATTTTTGCAGACTGCATTCTTTGGATTTCGTGATGAATCATTCGGTATACTTGGTACTTGCAATACATCTAAAATGTTAAACCTTGTAAGTGATGATGTAATATTTGATACTAATATTATTGAGGATATAATAGTCCATAATAATTTAGATTACGAATTAAATATGATTGTAATGTATTGTGATGGTAATAGAGCATTACCAGTAAGCACATCATTTACAGCAATACAAGGTGACCCATTGGGTGCTGGTAATACAATATATAATGAACAATTAATAAATGAAAGATGTTCTGCTAATTGGTTAGGCGGTTATCCAAATTCTTTGATTCAGTATATAGTTGGATTTGATCCAGCACTAACACCATTTAATGCAAGAATGCTTAATCTATTACCAAGTGACCAACAATGGACTATATATCCAGTACCTCCAAATTCTCCACAATACTATTTAGCAGAAGAAGGTGTTCCAATTAAATATTTAGCCGAGATAAGTGATCCCAATAACTTATTTGACGGACAGAAATATACCGTTCCATTTTCAGGAACATATACATTTACTGCGAAGATAGCATTGCAGTTATTATCAGATACACCAGTTAATAGATATACAAAAGCAATTATTAGGCAATATAATTCTATTGATGTTGAAATAGGTTCTTATAGCAGCGGAGTATTTAATGATACTGGATTAGGAAATATAAGAATAGCAGTAACTGCAACATTTCCTTGTAATGCTGGAGACTTCATTAGGGTAGATTTAATGGAGTATTATACAGATGCCAATCTTCACGTAGCAAGAGTTCAAGATATAATAACATATGCAATAGATGAGGAAGGTGATTTTTTATACTCAGAGTTCTTTGGTAGTGGAGTGCCATTTGGTAATACAGATTTGCAGCCAGTTGATCCAAATCTAATTAGGAATGTATTATACAGATTTGAACGGCCTCTGTCAATGGATGAGATTAATAGTATTATAAATGCCACAAGTAATCCAATTCTAATTGGTAGGTACGATGACTTATTAAGAACAATACCAGCGCATATTAAATCAATAAATATTGATAGTATTATAAAGCAATCTGCTAAATTTGATTTACGTTCAAATAAAATATTAATATGAGTATTACCTCAATACCAAACCAGCCAATATTATTTCATTCAGAAGATGAAATAATTGCACCTTGCGAAGAATGCGGAAGTTCTAATTATAATCAGTTAATTGATTTTAATGATAAGGTTTTCTTTCAATTAGAATCAACTGCTTGCGAACAATCCCCGATGATACCATTTGACACTTTATTGCAAGTTTGGTCAGATACAGAAGGTAATATTTGTGGTGATGGAGTATTGGCTGGTTCGTATGCACAATATTTATACATTGATTACTCATACGAATTATACTCCATAACATTTACAATTCTGAATATTGAAGAAGGTACCTTAAATATATCAATGGATGGCAGCACAAACTATGAGTTATCATTGGCTGGAACTTATACATTATACTTTAATAATGTAAATACAAATAATGATAGTTATGTTATATTATTAATTCAATCAAGTACATTCGTAGGTTGCTTTGATGCTAATAGTATTTTAGTAAAAGGTATTGCATCAAGAAACGAAATAAAAGTTGGTATTGTTGATCCTATTACACTTCAACAATTAGATGTTATTTCTCCACAATACACAATAATAGATAATAAGATTATTGCTTCATTTGATTTCATAGATGTTGATGTTACTACTGGATGCTATCGACTTGCAATAGCAGATTTTTGTGAAAATACTTGCAGCCAGTTTAGAGTAATTAATAATCTTTTTAATTTATACTTCAGTATTCCTTATGGTTGGAGCGCAGTAACTGGATTCGGTGCAACATATAGTTTTAATCAAAATCTATTTTGTGCGGAAACACCATATGAAGATGGGGAGATTACATTAGCATCTGTATCAGAATTATGCGAAGGGAAATTCTATTACATATCAATAGTAATTGAAAGCACAACAAATAATTTAATTTATGCTCAAATAGGTAATAGTACAATTCAGTTTCCATATAATGCAACGGGATACCAAACTATTGGTATAACTGCTGGAAGTCCATCATTAATTTATGGAATGAGGTTAACATTATTTATTCAGAATAATGGCAATGGACCGGGAAGTACTTGCATTTCAAAGGTGGATGTTCAGATTGATGATAGTAATATCCAATGGAATAAATACTCAGATATAATTAGTTTGGGCGATTACAGCGATTCGTGCAACTATTATAAGATTGAGGGTTGCAATACACAAAACCAGTTTAATCTTGCGTTTAATGGCAGCGTATTTATGCCAATGGTTAGATTAGAGGGAAGACGAGTGAAACCACAATATGTAACTAATGCAAATACATTTAGATATGCATCAGGTAAATGGTCGGCAAACTATGTCAATAGAATAAAACAATGGACGTATCATTTTGGCAGACTGCCTGAATACATACTTGACTTTCTATCAACCATATTCTATTATGATAATTGCTATGTGAATGGAGTATTAATGTTTCCACAAGATAACCAGTTCCCAACTATTGACTGGTCGGATGCTGATACATACTTAGGATCATTCAACATTGACTTAGTTGAAAAACAAAATAATGTTATTAAAGTACAATGTGCTGATTCTAATGCTACTTGTTTGCCATCGGTAATAGGATTAGACGAACCATATTTATTATCTGAGGATGGTATTATTTTAAATACACAAGATTCAATTAATTTGTATTCCGAAAATTAATATATTTGCTCATCTTTTTGCACCATCGTAGGTTTAACGGAAGCAACCTTTAATAGCGACTGAAACAACTTAAATCTATACTACAATGGGCTGCGCCTCATATTGCGAAACTGGACTTGAAACGCACGATTTAGTGCCTTGCGGTCAATATAAACTTGGCGGTGTTTCCGCTATTATTATCGGTGCTTGTGGAGCAGTGTTGGCTGTTCCAACTGATCCAATTGAAATTCAAGCATTATTAACTTCAGGAGATGCAGTCTTGGTTGAAGATATCCGTTTTGCATTACCAGCGGGTTCTCCAATTCAGGTGGATTCACCAGTAGGTTGTGGCACTCAGATTCGTATCAACGAAGACCGAACTGCTACTCTTTACGATGCCAATGTTACCGACCAAAATAATTCATTTTATAATTCATTAAACTCTCAAAAGGTTGGATGGATTATGGCTTATTTATGCGACTCAGGTAACGTAATCTATATCGACCCACCAGTTGGTATTACAACCTCTGCAAACTTTATTATTCCTGAGCAGAACAACGAACTTCAGCGTTATGAAGTAACATTTAGTTGGAGACAAAAAGAGATTCCAACTCAGTTTGCTGCACCGGCTGGAATATTTAGTTAATGGAATTAGAAATTAACACTAACGATATTGCCACATCTTCTTCGGAGGGTGTGGTACTATTTGCATTTGGCAAGACTGCATACTATCAAGCAGCATATAATCTTGCATATTCAATTAAGTACCATTCACCATCAGTTAAGATTGCCCTATTTGTTGAAGACATCAATAAATGCAATAATTCTACTGGAGACATCAACACATATGTTGATTCAATAAATCAAATCGAAAGTTCCGACCTTTATGTTAATGGGAAATTAGACCCAGCAATGTTAAAGGTGTCTATATATAAGTATCTGCCATTTAAAATTAATCTGTATTTAGATGTTGATGCGGTATGCCTTAAAAACATTCAGCCATTAATAGATGATTTGATTAAAACAAAAAGGCACTACATCAGCCATTGCTTGGGTTATCATACTATTGATTTAGGAAGAGAAATCCAATCAATGGTTTGGGCTTGGGCGGATGATATTTGGGAGCATTTTAAATTAGATCCTGATACAATACTACCATCTATAAATAGCAGCATTCAATTCATTAAAAAATGTAAAAAGTCTAAAGACTTATTTGGAGTTCTTAGAATACTTTACACTACAAATCAATTGCCATTAAAAAAATTAAAAAATAAATGGGGAGGTGGTCAACCTGATGAGTTGTATATGGATGTTGCTTTGGCAATGACAAAGTATGACCCATCTTATAAAAATGGAAATGTTATTAGTGGAAGTAAATCGCAAAGTGGTTTCATTCACTTTGCATCAGTTCGTGGTTTGTCATTTCAGGAAGTAACGGATAACTATTATTTCCAATCATACTATGGTGGTCGTAATTATACATCAAGATTCTATACTGAATGGCTTGAGAGACTTTTAAGAGTAATGATGAAGAAAGAAAACAAAACACATCAATTTCATATAGACCGAATCATTGGTAATAAATACGTGAACAAATGAAAAATACTACTACCAAAAAACCGAAAGTAAAATCAAATAAAACTGATTATGATTTGCCAGTTGTAGAAATTGTTACAACAGAAACATTTAAAGAAGTTGCTCGTCACGAATGGAACTCAGAAGATGAAGTTGGTCAGTTCTTGGGATCACTTATTAAAATGTCTAAGTATAATACTGCTCTTGAAATTGGAGTATTTGAAGGCGAAACATCGCAGCATTTAATTAATGCTATTCCAAAAGGAGGTCAATATATTGGCATTGACATCAATGATTATCGTACTGAAAAAACAAAATCATTAATGGCAGAGGGTGGCAAGTCAATTGATTTTATTCTTGGCAATTCACACGATGAATTATTAAAGTTACCAAAGAATCATTTTGATTTGATATTTGTTGATGCCGACCATTCTTGGGTATCAGTATTACCTGAATTTAAACTTGTAGAAAAACTGGTAAGTACTGGAGGTGTAATTGTGTATCACGATACAATACATATTTCAGCACCTAAAAAACTTGTTGAGTATGCGAGATACCGAAACTATAAAACAACTACCTTAAACACTCCCGAAGGACGTGGATTGTCAATATTACATAAATGATAAACCTATGAAAACTACATACTGCCGTTCAAAGTCTTGTGGCTCGCACATTATTAATTCAACTACATCAACTAAAATCGTTGCGTAATGGCACTTTCAATTGAGGAGGTAAATAAATTAGTTAATCGTTTTGCCAGTAAACACAAGGCATTCGAAAGTGATAAATCAAGATCACAAATTAATCCTATCTCAAAACGTAGAATTGGAATGTACCAGTATCCTGAGTATTGGGATGGCTACAACTTTTCTGCTATGATGTATGATAGTATTTTACCTCACGCAAGAGCAGATGTATATCCTGAGCATATACTATCAGTTAGAAGTCCAAATCAAACTGAGGCTCAGTATGAATACATTAAGGCGAATTATAAAGCAACAACATTAAATGTATTTGAAGATTTTAAGGCAACAATTTCTCGTGCTTTTGCGGACCAAAATTGGTCATTAAATATCCGACCTGAAACTGATGAAAGATTTGGAGAGGATACATTAAGCAAATTTGTAAATGAAGAAATAGAAAAGTTTGGTAGTGTTGAAGCATTTGTAAAGTCTATGCTGCCAACCTTAAAGTTAATTGATCCTAATGGTATTATTGCAATAGAACCTGAGGACTTTGATATTGAAAAGAATTCAGATACTGAGGAAGTATTAATTAGCAATAATCTAATTAAGCCAATGCCATCGTATTACAATTGCAAAAAAATTGTTGGGCAAGAATATGGTCAATACTATTTGGTAATTGATGAGGATAAAAGTTATGTAAAGTCAGGAAGCAAAACAGAAGAATCAGGTATTATATTAGAATTATTTGATGACACTAATATTTGGAGAATAGAGCAAGTAGGAAAGAAATCTGAATTTACTTTTGGAGAACCAGTTGTTTATTTCCAACACGATTTGGGTTATGTTCCTTGCAGAAAATTAATGGGAACACCATTATTAGTTAATAGCGAATTAGTATTTCAATCTCCATTTATAACTGCAGTTCCGTTACTTGACCAAGTTATACTGGATGAAAGTTATTTACAAATGTCAAAAGCCACAAGTGCATTTCCATTTATGGTTGCTCTTGGAGAAATTTGTGAGTTTGTTGATCGTGAGGGGAACCGATGTGATAACGGGCAAATCTTTGATGCTATTGGTGGAGGATATAGAACTTGCAGTAGTTGTAATGGTGCTGGAGTAAAGAGTAGATTTTCGCCAACTGGAATGTTATTAGTAAAACCAAAAACTTCTTTAAGTGAAGGTGATGCTGGACTATCAGGAGAGTATATGAAATTTGTTTCTCCACCAATGGATACTCTTACATTCTTAAGAACTGAGATTAATACTCAGATGGATAAGTCAAGAAACATTTTGCACTTGCCATCAAGTGATGCATCAGGTACTATTGGCGAGGCTACTACTGCTACTGGATCATTAAATAAAATGAGAGCCTTATATGCTTTTGTTAAGCCAGTATCAGACCAATTATTCGGGATGTATGAGTTTATGCTTAACACTATTGGGAAAATGCGTTATGGAGAATACTTTGGCGGTATTACTTTAGTGTATCCGACATCATTCGACATAAGCACTCCAAGTGATTATCTTGCAGTAATATCTGAGGGCATTAAGGCTGGTGTTCCACCAGCAGTTACATATGCCAATGTTTACAATTATATTAAAGCCATTAATTATACAGATGATGAAAGTGCTGCGATCTATGAATTAATAATGTCAGCGGATGAACTTCTATTAATGGGTCAGGCAGATATTGTTGCAAGACTTGGATTAGGTACAATTGAAAAATGGCAAGATGTTTTACATCAATCTGCTCCACAACTTGTAATGGAGTTAATACGTAACTTCATACCTAATGTAGACTATGATAACTTTCTTGACCAGCCAATGAAAGAACAAATTATTCAACTTCGGGAAGCAGCGGTAAGTAAAGTTCGTGAGGTATTAGATCCAATACAATTAGCACAACAAAATCTACTAAGTGGCATCGCTTAAAGATATAGTAAAAGAGAAAATAAAACTCTTTGATTCGACACCTGAAAGGATGGCAACATCTGCAGAAAAGGTGCAATTAAAAATATGGAAAGAATTACTGCCAGTAATTAATGAACTTGAAGTAGATGCTACTGGTAATATTATTCAAAGTGATAATAATGTTGCAAGAATTGGAATCATTGCCGATACATTAAATGAAGTTCTTGCTGGTAAAGAATATCAATCAGTTATAAAAACATTTCTAAATTCTATTGATGAAGGAGTTGTATTGACAAATGAGGTTGCTAAAAAATTTGATGCTGGATTCGAACCAACTGCAGCGCAAACTAAATTACTTCAAATATCAAAAACAAATGCCATTGATAATTTTATTGGAAGTGGATTAAAGAATAATGTAACTCAGCCATTTCTTGAACAATTAGTTACTAATGTTTCTGCTCGTGCTCCATTATCAGAAACCATAAAATCATTGCAAGGAGTTATCATAGGCAATGACAAATTAGAAGGAAATTTACTCCGACATATTAAGACTACTGCATTAACTGCTCAGGCGGTTGCAGATAGGTCTTACTCCTCCGCTATTAACGAAACTATTGGTGCGGTATACTATGAGTATTTAGGCGGTGAAATACCAACAACAAGACCTTTCTGCCAACATCGTGAGGGTGAAGTATTCCATAAAGAAGAAATAGAACAATGGGGAAAAGGGAATAATTCAGGTGGCATTAATGATATTGTTGATGGTACTTGGGCTGGTCGAATAGATGGTACGGATTCAAAATCTATTTTCACATTTGTTGGTGGCTGGAATTGCCGACATTATTTGATCCCAATAGAAAGTGATTTTGTAGATCCAACAGTTAAAGCAAGAGCAAAAGCAGAAGGTTTTAATCCAATATAACGTAATCAAAAAATTATTATCTTTGACTTATGAATATAATCGTGATGCCTGATGGAGACATTAAGGCGGTATCTAATATGGTTGCAGAACTACTGGTAATAAATGGTGGTCGCATTGTAAAACTTAAACCAATTGAACTAAATATAAATAATAATGAAAGAAGCAGAAGCACTGGAACTGGTCAAGTTCCTAAACCTCGAAAGCGCAGAATCAATAGAAGAAGCGAAGGAAAAGTTTACTCAACATTGGATTAAAGCGGAAGAACTATCTTCTAAAATTGGAAGGGTTACTGGAAGCATTACTAATGTTGCAAGAAAAGCATTCGAACCATTTGGCATTGTACTTACAGAAGAAGACTTTAAGGATAAGAAAGTTGAAGAAGTAATTCGCAGCGCATCAGAAAGAGCAAAAGAATCATTTGAAACACAAAAAGATGAGTGGGAAAAACGTGCATCAGGAAATGGCTCAGAAACATTGATCAAAGAATGGGAGTCAAAATACAAATCACTTGAGAAAAAACATAATGAAGTGGATTCTGCAAGGCAAGATGTAATGGCTCAATTTGATAAGTATAAGGAAAAGGTAAAAGAGGAATCTAAGATTAATAACATTAATAACATATTTGAAAAAGAGTTAACTGCTATTAAAATTGATCCATCAGTTTCCGATATTACTATAAGAGGATTTAAATCTGTTATTGCAGAAAAATATATTTTTGATATTGAAGAAGATGGCAATGCAATAGTGAAAGACAAGAAAAGTGGCGAGAGATTAAAGTCATCTGCAAAGGCTGGTTCGTTTTTAGGTATTAATGATATCCTATTAAAAGAAGCAACTGATGCTGGTATTATTCAAAAGAATGTGCATCAAGGAAAACCAATTAATCAAAGAGGTGCTTACATTCCAGCCATCGAACCGATACAAAACAATAAAGTAAAATCTATTAATCCTCGTTTTTTCGGAGTTTAAATAATATATATTTGCATTGTTCATCGGTTTGCTTTTTATGCGAAAGTAGATTTGTATTAATTCTAAAAAAGGCAGCAGCAATGTTGCCTTTTTTATTTAAAATATATTTGTAAATTAGCATCGCAAAAAGACAAGTAGTCAATCGTGACTCTAACACGATAAAAGTAGGTAGAACTCTCAACCTTTTAATGAGAATTAAACTAACTATTAAATCGACTAAAATGTCAATTTCTCGTATACTATCCGAATGCCCTAATATTCAGGCTCCGCTTGGACAACTTTTTATTGAAGTTGGACAACGTGAATCTCTCCCATTTCTTGAGTATTTAAATTCTCCTGAAAATGTTAAATTAATTCGTCAACAAGTATCGCCCGGTGGTGGTAAATTAAGAACAGTTGAAGCACGTTGGATTCAACGCTTACCTGAAACAGAAGTAGAAGAAGGCGCAGACATTATGAATTGTTCTGCAACTAATATTTACGGAGATACAACAACTACTTATACTCTTGAAACAACTGATACTTATCAGGCATCGCAGTTAATTACTGCAACTGATATTGCTCGTCATTGTCAAGATAATAATGTTTATTTCCTTGAATCAGTTATGCGATTAATGGATGTTATTGATCGTAAGGTTGCTTCGGCTGCAGCAACACAAGCGGTTGCTGCAACTGGTGCTTGGGGAACTGATGTAGAAAACTTCTTTACTATGGATGGCGACTGCATCGAAGTTGCAACTATTGCATCTACTGGTGTTGTTAATGAGTTTGCACTTGCTGATATTACACAAGCAACACAAATGGCTTTGTATCCATCTTCACCAATCGCATTCGGTGGTGCTGCAATGCAACGCTATGCAAATGCAGTTAAGGCTGGTTGCTGCACACAAAACGGAATTGATTTGTTGGCTATTTCTCAACAAAATGGTTTCGGGTTTGCTTATGATTCTCGTGTTGCTGCTGCTCAAGGTGATCAAACTCACGCTTTGGTAACAACTGCTGGAGCAATCCAATGGTTATCATACAATTTGGCTGAGTGGAATTCTAACTTTACTCCAACCGTTGGTGCTGGATATGCAAGAACAATTGCATTTACTCCATCAGGTGTGCCAGTAGATTTAACATTAAAAGATGATTGCGGAAATCTATCTGTTATTTTAACTGCAACTGGTAAGATTGTTACTTTGCCGACTGATATCTATGAGGCTGGAGATAAACTTTCAGGTGTTAACTATGTGAATTGTGTATCAATTGTAAATGTAAACCCATAGATAACCCACAATTTCTACTGAGTCAGGACTCGGATGAATTGTTGGGTCAAAATGGTGACAATTTACTATCACAATAAATTGAGGGGAAGGTGATTAATGCCTTCCCTTTTTTATAACTTTAGAAAAAAGAAATTATGTGCTTTGAAAAACTACTTGGTTTGAAAGGCTGCCAATTATCAGAGCCGACTACTGGTTTATTTATTGATGATTTAGGCATTAATACCACATTACTCGCACAATTAATTACGGACCAATACAATACTGGTATAGAATTATTTGAAGCAAAGAGAGCGTTTGCGTGGCGCAAATTATCAAGTGATATCCTAAGTAGGTTACAACCTACGATGACGGCAGACACGATAATAGAGAATAAGAGGATAGGTCAGGTATTAACTAATGCATCTAACATAGACCTTGCACTTGGTGCTGGAAGATATGCTGGTATCAGAATTAAAGTTGATCCTAATAATACGTCATTCTTAAACTTCTATCTAAGTCAATTACAGATTGATATTTACACAATGGCAACACCAGTTGAGATACTGGTATTTGATATGGCAACCCTTAAATTAATTGATACTTTTGATTATCAATCTGAAGCAGTCGAGGAATTTATTGGCAGAACATTTAAAGCGAAAAGAAGAAAATTAGATTTAGCATTTGTTTACGAATCGTTGTGGGATACAACAAAAATGATTACAAAACGAGGTGCTTGTACTGATTGCGGAGGAAGATTAAAAGAGGCGCACATTTGTCCATTTGTTGATGCTATTGGAATCGAATTAACTACTGATGGATTTAATGTCATTTCATCTATTGCAAAGAAGTATACTCAGGGAATGTCATTTGTTTACAATATTAATTGTGATCGTGAAAGTTGGCTTTGTTCAATAGGTGGATTGATGGCAATGCCATTGGCATATTCAACTGCTATTGAAATATTTAATTATGCATTAACTATATCACCAAACCAAAGAGTAAATACTGCCGTTTCAATTAATAAAGGAAATAAAGTATTTGCAACATCAGATGCAACAGAAGGTATTGTTGCTGCAAGGGATATAGCGGTAACAAGATATAATGAAGAACTATCTGCAATGCTAACAAATATGCGATTGCCTGATGATAGGCATTGCTTTGATTGCAGAAAGAATTACAAATACGTAACTGCTCTTCCCTGATGCCAACTATTAAGGAAATAAATATTAAGATGGATGCATTATACAATGGCTGGTTAAAAAACTTTCGCCCTTTGTATCGTGCTGGTAATAATCTTAAAAGAGTTATGATAAAAAGAATATTTGGAAAAGGCTCAAGTGGTGGCTATAATTCAGAAATGAAAAAGTTACCTACTCGTCCATATTCAACCAAAGCAATTTACGTAAGTGCAAATTCTTTAAGGAGTGCTCCAGCATCATTTAAATTTGGAAAACCTACTACTGATAGCAAAGGTAAAACAAAGAAAGGAAAGCCAATTAAATCATTGTATTTTCCGCAAGGATATGCTCAGTTAAAAACAAAGACTTCCGCTAAATTGCCACTTCAATTAACTGGAAATTTATTTGGTGCATTTGTTAAGTCAGGACAAAGTAATGATGGATTAAGTTGGGAATTAGATATAGATGAAAGTCAGGATGGAAAGATAGACGGCCTTGAAAGAAAATATGGATTTATATTTCAACCTACTGATGAGGAAGAAAAACAGTTTTTATTACTTCACGGACAATATGTTGTTGAGCAAATAAACGATATGCTAAAATGAACATTCTAAAAACAATTATTGATAGGTTAAACGAACGTTTAATTCTTAAAAATATCTTTGATCAAGTGTATCCGCTATGCGAACAGAATGAGAATGGAAACGATAAGGCTTGGGTCCATTATATTGGAAATGGTCAGGCGGAAGTGGTAACTAATTTTGATTCTAATAATGCAACATTATTTTGGGCGAAAAGTAGCAGAGTAAATATATTTAAATCTGATAATATAAAAGCAAGAAGTTGTGATATAGTTTACCAAACTACATTTCCATTGACTGCATATATTGTAATTAAAAAAAGTTATTGTCCTTGCGATGATTCATATATTGATGACTGGATTGCATCACAAGTTATTAATGCAATTGCTGGTTTTGATACTGAATTAAAAGACCAATTAAATCTTATTACATTTGAGGTAATACCTAAGTCATATGATACTGAAAATAAGACATTGCCCAATAACTATGAGTATGCTACATTGACAATTGATTTTGATGTGACATTCCAAATAACTACAAACAATCCTTGTTTTACATATTGCTAACAATTAAAAACTAAAGAAAATGGCTGGAATTAAAATTACCGAATTGCCCGTTTCGGGAAGTCTTGAAAAAACAGATTTAACTTATGTTGTAGATGTAAGTACAGATACATCAAAACAAGCCACAATACAAAATGTTATTGATGCAGTTGACCAAGTAGGTATTACTGATGTAGATGGCTATGCAGTTTTACAAGCAATTGATTCATTTGGGTTAAAAGTTAAAAGTGATAATGCAGCATTTCAAGGCATTTATTATAATGAAGATAATTCTGCTAACTATACAGATAATTCTTTAATTGCAAGAAAGGATGCTCCAAAAGTTTTGCAGTTTGCAAATACACCTTGCGATGAGGGAGAAAATCCAACAAGGGTAGGAGATATTTATATAGATTCTTTGAACAACAAAGTATACTTGGCATCAAACATTAATACTTGTACCGATTGGGTAAAAATAGAATCTATTGAAAGTAGCACTTATAACCCATCGGTAATTCTACCATCAGTAAATCAGATAATAAGTTTTATAGGGGCTGCTATTTATACAAGAGTAGGAGATATAGTGTCTTGTAAAATACGATTATCATTAACATTTGGAGGTGTTTCGGGACATAATTATAATTTCTATGTTAGTTTACCAATACCTCCAACAAATCCATTTGGGATTAATACACAAGTTTTAGGTAGTGTAATACCTTTTGGGAATGTAACATTATGGCATAAAGTAAATCATACATCAATAATTGCAAATGTGCTTAATGATTATGCTGAAATTGATGTAGAGGTTGATAATTCTATGAATGGGGTTTGCCAATTTGTACTTGACTTTTCATACCTTGTTCAGTAATGAATATTAGTAAGACTGGAATCCAATTAATTAAAGACTTTGAGGGTCTGCGATTAAATGCCTATAAGTGTTCGGCTGGTGTTGCAACAATTGGCTATGGAAGTTGCTTCTATCCTGATAAATCCAATGTAAAAATGGGAGATGTTTTGCGAGATAAAAATGAAGCAGAGTTATTATTAATTAATACTCTTAAAGACTACGATATATATGTTAGCAAGTACACTAAATCAGTTAATTTAACCCAATACCAATTTGATGCATTGGTGTCTTTTGCTTTTAATGTTGGATTAGGTAACCTTAGCAAGTCAACTTTGCTAAAAATGGTACTTAGCAACCCCAATGATAAAAATATACCAGCAGAGTTCGCCAAATGGAATAAAGGAGGTGGTAAAGTATTAACTGGATTAGTAAAAAGAAGGGCAAAAGAAGCCGAACTATACTTTAAGGTATTCGTATAGTTAATATGGCTATCGATCCAAAGAAATTCAAACAAATAGCAGATTTACTTATGATATATTGGCACTTAACAATAGGATCGCTGGTGTCTGTTATTGGATTTTGGCTGTTCTTTAGTAAGAAGATAGATAAGGAATCATTTGCATACATTATTGGAGCAGTAGTTACTTTAAAGTGGGTCTGGAAACCATCAGATAAAGGAGGTAACAATGCATAATGAATTAAGAGATACAATAGTAACACATACATTTGATAGTATTTGTGTTATTGGTGCATCTTGTAAGTTGCACAATCATATTCATCACCAAATTGTCAATAATAACCACGAGCTTTTACTGGTAAATACTATTATTGATGATTCAACAATTTATATTTACGAAAATCAATGGGGTCAGGTACTTTATCTTGACGAACAAATCACTAAATTTGATCCTATAATTGAGATTAATTCTAATTCATTGCCAGTAATACCATTTCGTGCATCAGATACCATTCAACCTTGTGATGCTAAGTGGTTAAATAAAGGTAAAATGTTAGAATTAAAAGCTTATTCTATACAAAAATGTAATAATAAGATGGCTGAAGACTACTTATATTGTGATTTATCTAATTCAATTGTAATGATGCTGATGTTATTTGCTACATCTGTATGGTTATACAATAGCATATTTTATTGGGCGGAAATGATTTCCAAAATAAATAAAATAGTAAAGGATTAAAAAATGTCTACTCAATATATCTTAGCCAATTCAATTGACTTGTTGTATGTAGTATCGGACTATGAAGGAAATATTGTAAGGTCTAATGATTTATTCAAAGAGTATAGCAGCCATATAAAACCCAAGAAAGTTAGTGATATAATTAGTGATGATACTGAAATGGACGATTATGTTATTTCAGTAAAGAAAGCAATTGAATTATCTCCTAACCCAGTTCGTATTTATGCAAGAACTAAACAAAAGAATAGTGGATTAAGATGGAATTTGTGGAACTGCTTTGCAATACTTGGATCACTTCATTTTGTTGGTTTTCAAATTACTGATGTTACCAGTATAACTTCTCACGAACACGAAAAACAAAAGCAGTTACTGGAGGAATTTAGATTTATGCTTTCTCACGAGTTAAGGCAACCATTGACATCAGTTGCTGGAGTGGTAAAGTTACTTCTTGACAAAGGCAGTAATATTTCAGATGCCGAACAAAATGAATTATTAAATATGGTTGATGATTCAATGAAACGATTAGATGATTCAATTCATTTACTTGTAAAAAAGGCAACACGGCAGTTATGAAAGATTGCACTTTACCGATGGATGAGGAAGAAGCAGACGAGAGACTTCTTATTGTGGTAAAGCATTATGTTGTTGAAAGAGAGATGCCAATTTATGTTGCAAAGAATGTTTTACGAAGTAACCTAAGAGACAAATCTTGCTTTGAAATAAAATGGGAAAAGTTCATTAAATTAATTGGTGGTTATGCAGCAAAATAATTTTGAGTCAATAGATAAAGTATTAGGTATTGTTGTTGCAATCGTACTGGTATTAATTTTAATGCATACTTGCGGAACAAATGGTCAACTGAATATTGATCATAAGAAAATGAAAGATCAAATAGAAAACTATAAAGTTCAGCATCTTTCCGACTCAAGTAAATTAATAAGTCAGGCAATTAATTACCAAAATGAAATTGATTCAAAAGATATAGCATTAAAAAAATTAAATATCAGGAATCCAAAAGAGGTTGTTAAAATAAAATATAAGACAATTGTTCAAACTGAAATCAAATTAAGTGATCCAATAGTAATTGACAGTTCGAACTACATAAAGTTGCCAGTAGTCTTTTCAGATTACAATGATTGGTGGTCCATAGATGGAAGCATTGATTCATCAGGTGTGCTTAAAATAGACTCCATAGTATCTACTGGTACTTTGACCTATTCCGTTGGTGATACTCTCAGGAATGGTCTATTTAATAGGTTATTGAGGAAATATGATAGTGTTATCCGTCTGCATATTGATAACCCTACAATGTCAATATCAAATCTCTCTAATATATATATGAATAAAACACCTAAGTGGTTTCAAACTACTGCATTCAAAGTAGGTGTTGGTGTTTTGATAGGCATCGGCCTCACCAGCCAAATAGCAAAATAGAAATTAGGCATTCACAATATCAATTAGTTACGTTTCGTGACCAAAAATAATTGTGTTTATTTTGATAGAGGTATTGCAGATTCAAAATATAGTTTTACATTTGCCTATCAATAAGTCACAAAATATTTACTTACTCACTAAATCAAACATTATGAAAAGCCAACAAATTGCCAATTACATTATGAATCTTTCTAAATCAGTAGGTAAAGATTTAAACTACGCATTATCAATTGTTGAATGGTATTCAGCAACAGACAAGCAAGACAAAGAAGTTAAATTAATCCTAAATCAAATCTGGAATTAATAACCAACTAAGGGAGGCTCAGACCTCACTATATTTTCATTTAATCAATCTCTAAATTTAATCACAATGAACAAACAATTTCAAATCTCAATTGAGACCAACACAACATCTGAAGGTATCTCTTCACATCAACTTTTAAAGGATGCCAAAATGTGGGTAGATATCTACCTTACCACCAAGAAGTCAGGATACATAGAGTCAGAAAATCCATCCATCGTAATTTGGGAAGGTGACTATATGGTTCAGTATATTCCTTTTTTTTAATCCACTAATTTTCTAATCAATCAATCCTAAATTCGTGTAATATGAAAGCATCAACATTATTTAAACTTCAAGATAATAATACCTATTTCCATTACGACCATATCAACGGGTCAATGATTACCATCGTGAATGATGGTTGTTACAAAGGCATCTTTACAAGGTGTGATTCTAACTGCGCTATGATGGTTAGACAATACTTCAAAGAAGACCATCACAACGTACCTATGGAGTATAGAGATTACCAGCCTATCTCAGTTGATGAATGGGTAACAGCCTATGATAAGGCATTAGCTAAATTAGAAGAGACTGCTACAATAATGTTTAAATCACTTTAATTTTTACTAAATAAATCCAAATCAATTATGTTACCAACACTAAACGCTCCCATCGGTGGAGACTCAAACTACAGCAACAAGATAGCACCAGTAGGTATGCATCTTGCAAGAATCTATCAAATCATTGACTTAGGAACTACAGAGCAAACTGGTCAATTTGGTGGAAAAAAAAGAAAGGTTCAAATCCTTTTTGAACTACCATTAGAGACTGCGGTCTTTGACCCTGAAAAGGGTGAGCAACCATTCTACGCACGTAATATGTATACCTTGTCAATGCACGAGAAAAGCACTCTAAGAAAAGATGTTCACTCTATTGAGGGTAAGACATTGACTGAGGATGAAGCTAAGAAGTACAATGTGTTTTCTTTAATTGGTAGAGAATGTATGGTCAACATCATTCACAAACAAAGTGGTGAAAAGACCTTCGCTAACATTCAAACTATCACACCACTACCTAAAGGAATGGTTTGTCCACCAGCTGTGAACCCACCACTTATATTCTCAACTCAACAACCTGATATGGTTGTGTTCAGGACACTACCTGAGTTCGTACAAGATAAGATTAAGTTGAGTGATGAATTTATAGCATACATGAATGCTGAAATGTCAGCTAACTACCCAGCTAATAAACCAGCACCAACACCACTACCTACATTCACAATTGAGAAAGGTGTTAACCCAAGTGATTTCGATTGGATGCAAGGTGAACAAGAAGACCCTACTAAATTACCATTTTAATTAATCAATGGAGGGTGTAATAGCCCTCCTTTAAAAACCTTTACTCAAATGAAAAATACTAAGTCAGAAATATTACTCAAGGTTGATTCACTCTATGAAGTCATCAACCATTCAAATACATTAAAGACTCAACAACTAATCAAAGATGCACCATCTAAGGTAGAAGACAAACTATCTTATGACATTACTGAGCATACTATCAAATTAGCAAATGAAGTTCTTAAAACGATTGAATCAAGTCGTAAGGCTATTACCTCACCATTGGATGCATACAAAAAGCAAATAATGGAGATTGAGAAAGAAGCAGTTGAGCCACTAAAGAAGTACATTGAATCAGCTAAGATTAAGATGTTAGCCTACAATGAAGAACTTGAGAAAGTGCAACGTGAGGCAAATGAGAAACTAAGGATTGAATCTGAGAAAGCATTAGAAGATGCACCCTTTGATGTATTTAATACACTTGCTGGTTACTTTGTTGACCAAGCAGTTAGCATCAATACTGAGCAACCTAAGAACATAAGGGTGACTAAGAAAGCAAGAATCAATGGTGAGGTGAATTGGTCAATGGTACTTAATGTCTTATTTGCTGCTGAGGTATTAGATTATCAAGAACTACTCACACCACTTGCTAAAGCTATGGAAAAATGCGGAGTAGTTAAGATTGATGGTATTGAGATTTACGACCATAAAACACAAGTAATAAGATGACACGTGACCAATTCGTTTACTACCCAGCACTATCTTGTTCAAGAATTAAGAAACACTATACTGGTGACATTAGTTATGCAAAGGTAGCCTTAGAATTAGGTGTTAGCCTACACCATCAGTTGTTAGACCTTAGACCTGAAGATATGAACCTTGAAGCATTTAACGTACACAAGGCAATATCTAACCACCCAGTAGCTAAGAGAATAATGGAAGGTGCAATAAATGAATACCCACTAATCAAAGAGGTGAACATAGGTAGGCATACAATAGAAGCTAAAGGTATGTTTGACATCTACAATGAAAAGTTAAATGTGATAGCAGACATCAAAACCACATCAGCTAAAACCTTAGATGTGTTTGCATCCGACATGGTCAAGCACTACAATCACATTCAAGCGGTATGGTATTCACTACTTGCTGGAATTGACCCTAAGAACTTCTTTTACATTGGTGTAACTGCAAGGTCTAAAAAGACTAATAGCACATCGGATAGCATCTTAGTATATAGACATAGTGATAATGAGATTGCAGATGGTTACAAGTTAATTACTGGGTATCTTGACATCAACATTAATGAACTCAAATCACATTTTAATTCATCTTATAAATCATAACAATGAAAAACGAAACTGCAATTCAAATAATACTAAGATTACTTAGTTCACATGATAAGTTGAATAAAGAATGTCCTGAAGTTCTTGAAGTCATTGAAAGTTATTTAACTATTGAACAGATTCAAATTACATCTGCTTGGAATGATGGTTATTTGTTAGGTGTAAATGGCTTTATACTTGAGAATTATAGCACTGGTAAAGGGTACTACGAACAACTATACAAGGTGACTAATGAAGTCTGAACTAATTGAACACATTGAATATCTAACTGGTAAGTCAATCAAGTTTAAAGAGATTGAAGATAGATATGTGATTGGTGTTAAGAGATGGTTTCTTTGTGGTGGTGACCTACCATCAACTGACATAGCTAAGTACCTTGACATCAACCACAATAAGTTAACTCTACTGATTCAGAAACAGATGTCTAAGATAACTGGTGTTAAGTTAAAAAATGAAGCACCAGTAGTTGAGGTAATGTATACACCATCTTCATTAGAAAGGCTCTATCCTAAGTCATATCGTTATGAGTGGTTACCAGTATATGAACTCAACTACTATCTTTACCTTGCAAATAATTCAAGAAGTCAACTAATCCACAACTATAAACTATTCTTAAATGAGTCACGAAGTAGAGATTTACAAAGTCATAGCAAAGTATCTAAGCATCAAACACCCAAAAATAATATTCAGATTTGACTTTGCTGCTGGTATGTACCTTAGTCCATATATGGCTACTAAGCATAGGTCACAGAATCCAATCAAAGGTTACCCTGACTTATTCATTGCCTTACCACGTGGTAACTTTGCTGGTCTATTCATTGAGATTAAGACTGAGAAAGCTAACCCATTTAAAAAGGATGGTACATTGAAAGCTAATGAGCATACTGAACGTCAAGCAGAAGTATTGAAAGCATTAAATGAAGTTGGTTATGCTGCACTATTTTCTACTGGAGTAGACGAAACAATAAAAGTTATTGAATCATACATAAATCAAGAATGATGGAAATTGAAGAAAATGAAAACAAAATAATGGTTGAAATAACTCTTATTGAAAAAGATATAAGAAGTATTAAACTTTGGGAAAAACTTGTAAAAGAGCTTGATGTATTAAAAGACAATAACTATACAGCAAGAATACTTTTTGATTATATAGAAAAGCATTATGGAATTTAAAGAAATCAAAGACAAAGAAAAATACTTAAAAAAGAATTATCCATTTGATGATGTGCCAAAACTAACTGAGATAAAGCATTGTGTTCATTGTGGTCAAAACTTTTTAGTTGGAGATTATAAAGTACATCTTGAGTATAATTCTTTTGCAAAGAAAAAAATAGAATACATTGTCTGTCCTTATGCACCTGATTGTAGTGGTAGTGTAATTGATTGGTTTACTTTAGAAGATGAAGATTTAGATATTGATTAATCAATAAAAAAATTGACACGATGTCAATGGGGTGGGCGGTTGTTACAAATACAAAATAATTTAAGGGAGTAATTGAACTGCCCACTTTTTTTAACTCACAATAAAAATAACTACTATGAACGAGTACGAAAAATTTTTAGAACAAAAAAAACATTCAATTGGTAATTTTGGATTTGATGCTAATTACATTCCTGATATAGCATTTGACTTTCAAAAGTATATAATTGAGAAAGCAATTAAAAAAGGACGTATTGCAATATTTGCTGATACTGGATTAGGTAAGACATTAATTCAATTATCAATTGCAAATAATATTATAAGAGAAACAAATAAGAAAGTATTAATCTTAACACCATTAGCAGTTGCATTTCAATTTATTTTAGAAGCAGAAAAGTTAGGTATTGATGACATTGAGTATTCAAAGGATGGTAAGCATACTAAGAAAATAGTAATCTGCAATTATGAGAGATTACATTACTTTGATTCTAATGATTTTATTGGTGTTATCTTAGATGAAAGTTCAATCTTAAAAAACTTTGATGGTGCTATTAAAAATCAGGTAACAACATTTGTAAAAAAGATTCCTTATAGATTTTTATCTACTGCTACACCATCACCTAATGACTTTATTGAATTAGGTACAAGTAGTGAGGCATTAGGATATATGGGTTATATGGATATGTTAGGAAAGTTTTTTAAAAACAATCAAAACTCAGTTGATTCTAATAATAGAAACATTGGTGAAAAGTTTTACTTAAAACCCCACGCTGAAAAAGATTTCTTTGCATGGGTTAATCAATGGTCAATTATGGTTAAGATGCCGTCTGACATAGGATTTTCAAATGAAAGATATAATCTACCTGAGTTAATAGTTAATAAGCATATTGTAGAGAATCAATCAATGATTGATGCTTATGGTCAAATTCAATTATTTACACCAGTAGCAAAGTCAATGACTGAGGTAAGACACGAACAAAAGAAAACAGAATCAATTAGATGTGAGAAAGCAATTGAATTAGCTAATGGTAAAACAAGTGTATACTGGTGCAATACTAATAATGAAAGCAGCATCTTAAAAAGTTTAGATAAGGAAGCAGTAGAAATTATAGGTAGTCAGTCAATAGAACGTAAAGAAGAGATTCTATTAGCATTTGCAAATGGTGATATTAAAAGATTAATCACTAAAGCTAAGATGACATCTATGGGTCTTAACTGGCAGCATTGTAATCACTCTGTATTTTTTCCTACATGGTCTTATGAGCAATATTATCAAGCTATAAGAAGGTTTTGGAGATTTGGTCAAAAGAATGATGTTACTATTGACATGGTTATTTCAGATGGTCAAACAAGGGTAATAGAAGCATTACAACAAAAAACAAAAAAGGCAATTGAATTACATGAGAATCTAACAAAAAATGTAAATAGTACATTTACAAACATCACAAAAGAGTTTAACCAGCAAATAATCAAACCTAAATTTTAATAACTATGAACAACAAAGTAAAAGACCAAATTGTAACAGACAGATACGCTATGTATAATAGTGATTGTATGTTAGTCATGCCAACTATTGAAGATGAATCAATAGACCTAAGTGTATATAGTCCACCATTTGCAGGATTATATAACTACTCAAGTTCAGAAAATGACTTTAGTAATTGTGAAAGCAAAGAACAATTTTTAGAGCAGTATGAATTTCTTATTAAAGAAGTTGCAAGGGTAACTAAGAAAGGTAGAATAACTGCAGTTCATTGTACTGATGTATTTGATAATACTTGTAGACTTTGGGATTTTCCAAATGAGATTATTAGACTGCATACTAAATATGGTTTTGAATATCGTAATAGAATTACAATTTGGAAAGAGCCACTAAAAGTTAGAATGCGTACAATGGTACAATCATTAATGCATAAATTCATAGTAGAAGATTCTACAAAGTGTTTTACTGCTATGCCTGACTATGTATTAATATTTACTAAGAAAGGAGATAATCAAGTCCCAGTTACACATGAGTTTGGAATTAATCATTATGCTGGTGAAATTCCAATCTTACCAAATATTTTAAGAGCATGGAATAATGCTAATAAATCAGATTTAAATGAAGAGCAACTATGGGTGCATCTAAATAATATAAATGAAGATGGTAAGATAACTAAGTTGAATCATTATATATGGCAGCGTTACGCATCAAGTGTATGGGATGACATTAGAATTGATAATGTACTACCATTTAGAGACTCTAAAGAAGAGGATGATGAAAAGCACGTACACCCACTTCAATTAGACGTTATTGATAGGATAGTTGAATTATACTCAAATCCTAATGAAGTTGTATTAACTCCTTTTATGGGTGTAGGTAGTGAGGTGTTTAGTCCAGTTTCAATGGGTCGTAAGGCAATTGGTATAGAGTTAAAAGATTCTTACTTCAAACAAGCTAAGTTAAACCTACAAGAAGCAGATAATAGATTTAAAAAAGAAAGTAAATTTTTGAAATTATTTTAGTAACTTAGCACCATTCAGAGGTAGTATCCTGAATAGATTGTAAAACATTGTCACCCTATGGTGACTGAGAGACTAAGAGTAAAATCAAGGTCGATACTACCTCAGTCCTCATAGGGTATTTTTTATGATATGAATAGCAGAGATACTTGCATCTTTTATCGGTCAATGTTTGAATCAATAAAAGAACTACCTAAAGAGAATCAGGCTGAGTTATACAATGCCATATTTGAATACTCATTAGACTTTGTTGAGCCTACTTTGAGTGGTCTATCAATGACCATATGGAGATTGATAAGACCAGTATTAGAGAAAGGTAATACTAACTATATCAATGGAAGTAAACCGAAATCAAAGCAAACAATAAGCGAATTAGAAGCGAAAGTGAAGCGAATTAGAAGCGAAAGCCAAGCCTATAAGGATAAGGATAAGGATAAGGATAAAGATGAAGATATAGATAAGGATAAAGTTAAAAGTGCTAAAGCACCATCATTCAAATCATTTACACCTCAAGACCTCATTAACCAAATGAAACCACTAATAGATAAGTTTGGCAAAGATACTTGTAATGCTTTCTACTCTTATTGGTCTGAACCATTAGCCAATGGTAAGATGAGATTGACAAATGAAAAGGCTTGGGATACACATAGAAGGTTAGCATCTTGGAAACAAAGAGAAAAACAACCTACTACCAACTTTGTCAAACAATTACCAGCGGTCTTCAATCGTAGTTCACAAGGTCAAAAATATGTAGGTGACGATGTGATTTAAAAAAATAAATAAAAATAATTTTATGAATGTATTGCATAATCAAAATAATGTCTATATTTGCCTATCAATAATTCACTAATCAATTACTCAAACGATATGACAACTCAAGAATTTAAAGCAATCGCAACAGAAAAATTCAACACTATCTCTACTAACGATTTAATTGCTGAATCTAAAAAACTTATGTTTGATATTTCAGATGCATCTGATTTAGTTTTAGAAGTTATAACTGATATTCTTTTTGAAAGAATGCCTGAATCAGAATTTATCGAATTCTCAAAATCACTTTAATTAATCAAGGGTGGCTAACAACCACCCATTCACTTACTCAATAAATCAAACACCATGACACAAGCAACTATTAGAATATTCGGAAACATGATATACTTAGACTTTTTTAATTCATCTGAGGTATATTCAATTAAAGGATTTGATACATTAAGAAAGGCTAAAAACTATGCACGAAAATTCAATATTACATTAGTTGATAAGATGCCAAATAAAATAAAAGAGTTCGAGTATAATGACTAACCCACAACAAGCACTCATAGGTATTCTAATGACTGGTGAAACACATCAGGAACTTATACCACAACTTGGTGAGCATCTCTTCAATGAGGTGCTTACCAATAGATGTTATGCAGTAATCAAGAAAACTATTGACAAAGGACTTACTCCTAACATCGTCAACTTTTTTATGACTGCTAAAGACATTGATAAGTTCACACCTAAAGAAACATCTGAGATTATTACATGGTCAAACAACTTGACCTACAATGAGCCAGTTAATGAATACATAGCTATACTTAAAGATAATCACATAAAGAGGTCAATAGCATCAATTGTAACTGAGCAGTCATTAGGTCTTATCAATAACGATGGTTACACAACTGCCACATCAATAATCAAATCACTTACCAACCTACTTGATACTGGTACTAACTCAGATAACATCATTGACCTTTCTGAATTAACCAATGATGAACGTGAGGCATACTATCGTAGAGCAGCCTTGACACTATCAGGTAAGACTACTGGACTTGAGACTGGTCTTAAATCACTCAATAAGTTTACTGGTGGTTTCCATCCTGAGTTTATTATCATAGCTGGTAGACCATCAATGGGTAAAACTGCATTAGCATTATTTCATGGTATGAAATGTGGTGAGGCTGGTATCTACTTTAACCTTGAGATGAATAAGAGTCAACTTTGTCAAAGGTTAATACTTCAAGATGCTGGTGACTCAATCCACTCTTCAAGGTTACGTGATGGAAACCTTAGTCAATCTGAGTTACATTCATTTGAGCAGACCATTGGCAGCATTGAGAAAGCACCATTTCTAATCTATGATAAGGCAAGATGTGGAGTGCATGAGGCAATTCGTGTAATGAAACGTGAACATCGTAAAGGAAGGTGTAAGTGGGCAATCATTGACTACTTACAACTAATGACAATAGAAGGCTTTAAAGGAGGTAATCGTGAAGCAGAGGTAGCTGAGATTAGTCGAACACTAAAAGCAGCACAGAAAGAACTTGGTATACCAATTATAGCACTTGCTCAACTTAGTCGTGAGGTGGAAAAACGACCTGATAAGAAACCTATCTTATCTGACCTAAGAGAATCGGGTTCATTAGAGCAAGATGCTGATAGTGTTGCTTTCGTATACAGACCATCATACTATGGATTGAATGATGAAGATGGTAATCCATATACCAATCACATCTTCTATCTATTTGAGAAACATCGTCAAGGTGCTACTGGTGTGGTTGAGTTTAGGCATTCACCTAACATGACCAACTTTACAGATGTTACCACTCACGAGATTGGTAGCAGTTACCTACCTCAACCACAAAAAGACCTAAGACATTATGCAGACCCTGACTATGATGTACCATTCTGAGTACACCAATTACCTCAATAAACACCTTACTGAGCCGTTTGTAATGTTAGATGAAATGAATTTAAGCTATAATCAGTTTGAGGTGTTATACAATACATCTTACCCATTTAGAAAGATGTGGAAAATAGATGAATGTAATTTTAACTACTATGAGATTAGAGGTGGTAAATGCGAATTCGCTAAAGTATATCACGGCAAGATACATTGTAGTAATAAGAATTGTAAATAGTTGTATTATAAAAATATTATAATAACTTTGTAGAAACAATAAATAAAACTATGGAAAGTAATATTATAATGAAGAGTAAAGACAGAGAATTGTTTGGTATTGTTATCAAGCAAGAAACAAAAACGGGATTTTTATCTGTTAGTGAATTACAGAAAGCATACGAAGTTGCAAGATGGCAGCATGGTTGGAGTGAAAGACGTATTGACAATATAATGCAGACTAATGATTTTAAAGAACGAGTTTACTATCTATTACAAAATCAAGGTATTATAAAAACAAGTATTCTTGGATTTATGGAAATGGTAGAAAAGGAGGGTATAGCAAAAGTATTAAAAGGACTTGGAGTCTATAAAACAACTGGAGCAAGACAAAGTAAAGTGACATTTGCTAACCCATACATTTGGATATTATTAGCAATGGAGTTAAATCCTATGATATATGCAGCAGTTGTTACTTGGTTGACTGATACTTTAATATTTGATAGGATAGAGGCTGGAGACGAATTTAGACCTATGAACAATGCCATTAAAAAAATCATTCCTAATCCTGACTATAAGAAATATGCCATCGCAATAAATGAAAGGGTATTTGGTAAACATCTAACTGGAATGAGAAATTTAGCATCAGCACAAGAACTAAGAAAAATAACTAAGATTGAGCAGTTTATTTCTCAAGGTATCAATATGAATATGATTAAAGACGATACTCAAACAATGTATGCAATTGGTAATTTTGCTCTATAAAAGTACAACATAATCATATAATCACTATATTTGTTGACTATGAAAGAACAAATCAAGAAAGATAACAGAGGTGGTAAGAGACTTGGTGCTGGTCACCCATTCAAATATGGTGAACGCACCATAAATATCACATTTAGAATACCAACATCGCATAAGGAACTAATAAAGGTAATGGTCAAGCAATATCTTGATAAGGTTAGTTCTAACTATAAAGAATCTAAACCAACTAAATCTGAACACTATGGCTGCTGAACAATCGGTTGTTGAATTAATCTTCGAGAATCACAATGAACTATCTAATGTTGACTTTACATCGTGGTTGATAAATAACTATGAAGAGTTAAAAGACCAACATAAGGTTGAGGTAATGGGTGCTTATGAAGTTGGTCAAGCAGATGCCTATGATAGTGGATTCTCAGAAGCTGGTGCATTAGCATTTTATAAAGAATTTTATGGATAGTAACCTACTACTTATACCTTGTGCAATTGAATCAGTATCTACAAGAAGAGATAAAACTCTCAAGGTAGTGATAGGTACACAAGAACTTTCACCATCAAAGGCTGCTGAGTTATTCAATCAATGGACATCAGGTGTAGGTGTTATGGCATTCAAAGGTGAATCATTCAACTACAATGATGAAGAGTTACTAAAGTCAATCAAGATAGATGCTGAAGAGATGGGTTCTAAGACACCCAGTCAAAGGTTGAGGTCGTGCCTTTATGTTTTGTTTGAACGCAACCCTGAAGGATACAATGACTTCAATAGTTACTATTCAGCTATGATAGAAAAGTTTATAGAGATGGTCAAGAAACGAATTGACACCTACCAACTTTAATACCTATGAACAAGACTCACACAATAGAAGATGGTAGTGGTAATAGATTAATTGCCACACATAACGATGCAATCATTAACCTATCACTATTACTCACCGATGGTAAAAAGAGAGCCATAGGTCAAATTGATAAAGCTACAAGAACATTAAGACTAATCAGGTCAAGGTCTAAACATCTTATGAGAGTCAATAACTCTTATGGAATCAACTACTACCTGATAGAGAATGGTAAGGCATTTGACAAAGTTCAGATAGTAGACGAACAAAATAGCTGGTTAGTATCTAAAGACTATCTTATAGAACATTGCACAACGATGAACTTTAAGTCTCAAGGATTTGAACTACAGAAATTCATATCACTTGACAAACTAAATTCTTTCGTAAATTCGTAGTATGGAATCACAAGAAGAAGTTAACAAAGGTGGTAGACCAACTGAGTATAAAGAGATATTCAATGAACAAGTCTTTGAAATGGCTCTACTTGGTCTTTCAGATGTTCAGATGTCTAACATAATTGGAATATCAGAGGTGACATTTAATGCATGGAAACACAAACACCCTGAGTTTCTTAAGTCGTTAACGCAAGGGAAAGAGAATGCAGACGGCAAAGTAGCTAAGGCAATGTACAAACGTGCATTAGGTTTGACCATCATTGAAGAGGCATTGACTAAGGATGGGCAAATAGTACAACTAAGAAAAGAACTACCACCTGATACACCAGCAGCTAAACATTGGTTAGCTAATCGTCAACGTAAGCTATGGGCAAACAATGGTGAAAGCACAATGTATACTACTGAGCCATTGATTATCATAAGGACTGAGGGAGATAAAGATGAATGAGTTTCAAGTTAACCAAACGTCAAACAACTGCATACGACTTAGCAGTTAATGGAGTTAAGAAAGTAATAGTATTTGGTGGCGCAATTAGAGGTGGTAAGACGTACTGGTTACTCTTAACCCTATCTTCACTTTGTTTACTCTATCCTAAGTCAAGATGGGTAATCATTCGTAAGACATTACCTGACTTAAAGAGGACTACCTTTCCTTCATTCAGTTCAATTATCAATGATGGTTTGAGTGAATACATTAGTAGTTGGAATCGTGAGACCAATGTAGTTACATTTACTAATGGTAGTGTACTAATCTTCATGGCTGAATCCTTTGACGATGACAAAGACTTAAATAGGTTTAGAGGGTTAGAAATTAATGGTGCTGGGTTAGATGAGGTAAACGAACTACAAGAAGCAACCTTCTACAAGGTACAAGAAAGGATAGGTAGTTGGAATAAGGCTAATGGTCAACCACCCATTGTACTACTTGCTACTTGCAACCCAGCTAACAACTGGGTCAAGTCAGTTATCTATGAAAGGTGGAGAAGTAATACATTACCTGATAAGTGGTCTTACATCAATTCACGCATAACAGATAACCCATACATCAGTCAAGAATACCTTGAGTCACTTAAAGAACTACCACCAATTCAATATGCAAGATTTGTTGAAGGTGACTGGGATGTAATGGACGATGTCTCTAATCCATTCCTTTATGCTTGGGACGATGAAAGACACATAGACGATTCACTAAGTCTTAATCCTAACCTACCAGTATTTATCTCAGTCGATTTTAATATTAACCCATTATCAGCATTAATCATTCAGCAACACACCACTAAAGGTTGTTCAGTCATTGGTGAGATAAACATTGATAAGGGTAGCATTGATGCTTTCTGTGATTATGTTGAGGGGTTGAATTTACCACGTGGTCTACTTAGAATAACTGGAGATGCAATGGGTAGTGGTAGAAGTATTCAACAAAGAGATAATAGTTCAGCATATACCCAAATCAAAAGAAGGTTACACCTTGCAGACTCACAGATAATAATACCAGCTAACCCTACGCACTACAATAGTCGTATTGATTGCAATAACGCATTAACACGACTTGAGATAAGAGTTAACTCAGTTAAGTGTAAAGGATTGGTCTACGATGCTAAACAAGTACAATGTAATGCTGATGGTGGTATAATCAAATCAAACAGAAAGAATTTATCTGAAAGAGCAGATTTCTTAGATTGTTTTCGTTATTTTGTAAATTCAATTTTAAAAAGATACCTATGAGCATTTGTTCACCTTGTTACGATTCGGGTAGTTATGTAGATGTATGTGCTACTGGTCTTACATTCGGGGTTGCTGAACCTGATACATCTTACCTTGTTTGTATTCAATACAAGGCTACTGGTCGCATTCAAACCTTTGTAGCAGTTAGTGATGAATTTGGTAACATTACTATTGAAGGAGTATTGATTGACCCACTACAAGGCTATACGTTGTGGATAACAACTGATACACCTAATGGAGTTCGTCAAGACTTGACCATAGGTGCTGACACCTATACTTGTATTGACTTTAGTATTGCGGTAAGTGATACTGAACCATCAATAGTTAATCTAACACTATGAGCAAACTATACGCTATAATCAAAGGGTGGTACTACTACCTTACTGCAAGTTCTAAGAATAAGAAACTAAGCAGCGAAAGAACTGCTATTTGTAATAACTGCCAACATAGGTATAAGAGATTGAATCTATGCAATGCTTGTGGATGTTTCCTACCAGCAAAGACACGTGTTGAAGATGCACAATGCCCACATCAATACTGGTGACCTATGTCTAACTTTATTATCTTACAATCTACGTTAATCGAATACAACAAGAACATTGAAGATGAAGAGTTACAAGAACTATCTGCAATTGACTTAGGTGACTGCAAGGTATTAGTTAATGTCAATGCTATTATGATGGTAGTAGAGAATCAAGGTACTACAATTTTAACCTTAACCAACTTAGATAGATTGGTTAGCAACAACACAATAGATGAAGTTATTCAGAAAATTAATGCCAGTCAAGTTATGGCATCGATTCAATAGGTGGAATAAGAAGCAGACCAGTTACAACTTAGTCAAGGTTTTCACTCAAGATGGGTACAACTACCTTAGATTCCCGAAAGAAACCAATATGCCACTTGAAAGGTTCTCAATGTCTATGGCATTACTTGAGAGATTAAGTTCAGGTATTAGTGGTGCTGAAATGGAATTGATATTAGAAGCTATGGAGAAAGCATTGAGTGCTGGTCTATCAAATCCTAAGAATGCTGCATTGGTTGCTACCTACATTCATATCATACGTGAACGTCAAGATACCATCATACATCGTGACCTACTACTTAACATTGCAGCTACTTGGATAATCAGAGATGATGAAGACCCTACCATCATAAACAATGATATACACAAAGAAAAGTTAGAAGTGTTTGAAAAGATGTGCAATGGAGGTGCGCATGATTTTTTTTCACGTTTGGGTATAGAGCCGCTAATACCCTTAATGTCTATGTCAGCAGAAGACTTTCAGAAATTATGGGAATACAACGTGGAAGCACAACGCAACCTAATCAAAGCATTGACCCACTTAGATTCTCACCACGACACAGAGCGAGTGAAACGACCAAGAGAATTAAAACTCAAGTAATGACAATAGTTGAGGGTGACGTGGTTGCATATAATCAACTCATGAGTAATGATGTTGACTTATTTTTAACTAAATTTGAGCAGTTCATTAAGACTCAACAACGTGGCTAAAGTTATAATTGAATACGAAGCTCAAGCAGCATCACTCAAACAAGTAACAGATACTATTATCAATGCTAACAAGCAGATAGGAGATAGTGCTGAGTTAGCATCTAAGGAAGGCTCAGATGCTTATAAAGCTATGGGTAAGTCTATGAGTGCTGCCTTTAGTTCACAAGAAGTTAGCAAGGCAATCAATAGTAACATAGCTAACATCAACAAGAATCGTGATGCACTAACTAAGTTAACTGGTGAATCAATTAAGTTTGGTAAGGCTGCTGCTACATTAGGTGGTCAAATCAAACAGAATGCAGCACAAGTATTACAAGCAAAGGAGGCATTATCTAAGTATCAATTAACATTAGCAGATACTGGTAAAGGAACTGACACTACAGAAAAGAAAACACAATCACTCAAGGGTAGACTAAGAGAATTAAAAGAGGAACTATCAGCACTTGAGTCTGCTGGTCAAGAAGGTACACAAGCATTTGAAAAGTTATCTATTGAGGCTGGTAAGCTACAAGACCAAATAGGTGACACACAAGAAAGGGTTAAGGTACTTGCATCCGACACGTTTAAGTTCGATGCAGCAGTTGGTGCGGTCAAAGGTCTTGCTGCTGGGTTTGCAATTGCACAAGGTGCTGCTGCATTATTTGGAACTGAATCTGAAGAACTTAATAAGACCATTGCTAAGACTCAGGGTGCATTAGCATTACTAACTGGGTTGCAAGAAATAGCAACATTGGTAACTGGTCAAGGTGCTACTAAGATAAGTTTGCAGTCTATCTTTATGAAAGAAAAGATAGTTGTAACAAATGCTGCTACTGGTTCAGTTACTGCATTAGCAACGGCAGAAGAGGGTGCTGCGGTTGCTACATTAGCAACTAAGAAAAGTCTTGACTTGTTAAAGGTTGCAATAGCTGGTACTGGTATTGGTTTACTTGTGATAGCATTAGGTGCATTGTATTCTATCTATCAAAAAAACTCAGAGGCATCTAAGAAGTTTAATGACTTGATGAAAGAATCTGAAGAGGCTAATAAGAATGCAACGGCTGCTATCAAAGAACAAAGAGCAGCACAAAGTGACCTTAATGACCAAATATTAGTTAGTTCAAAACAAATAAGTCAAGAAGAGGCTGATAGGAGAAAAACAAGAAGGGATGCATCAAAGGAGTTAGAAGCACAACAAAAGCCACTATTTTTAAATCAAGCTAAACAAATCTCACAAGAAAAAGAATTAGCTAATAAGATTGAATTTAAGAAAGCACAAATTGATGCAGCATCTAAGTCATCAAGGGATAATGCTGCAATTAACTTATCAACTTATGTATCTGAATTAAAAAACTTAGAGACTCAAAGAGTTGCAACTAACAAAGCATTGAATGATACTAAGGCAAGTATTAAAGATTTAAGAGCAGAATCAAATAAAACAACTGGTGGTAAAATTGAACTTATTGATGCTGCTGAAACACAAAGATTAAAAGATGAGGCAAAAGCAGCAGCAGATAATGCAAAACAGATAAGTGACAAAGCAATACAAGATAGGATAACTGCTGAACTTAATGGTCTTAAATTGATTGGAATCGTTAATGGTGAATCATTCAAGAATAAAGAAGACATCTTAAAGAAAGAGGCTGAACTTGAAAGAGCATCAGCAAAAGCCAGTATAACAAATAAAGCATTAAGAGCATCTACACTACTACTCATTGATGCTAAGTTAGCACAAGATACTGAGCAACTTAAACTTGATGAACAAAACAAACTTATCTCTAATGAAGTTAAGTTGATTGAGGCTAAGAAGATATCAGGCAAGGCAACAATAGAAGATGAAATCAAACAAGCAGAATTATCATTTAACATTGAAAAGAGTAACCTTGATGCAAAGATTAAATTAAATCAAGCATCTGCTGGTGACCTTGAAGTATTGACTGCTAATAATGTCAAGAAGATTCAAGATATTAGAAACAAGGGTATACAAGAAGAGTTAACACTAAGAGTTCAGGCATTTGAACTACAAAAGATGTTAGGTGTTACCACCCTCGAAGATGAACTATCATTGATACGTGCGAGGGCTGAAGCAGAACTAAGTGCTAATGAACTATCAAATAGTACACTTGCAGTTAAAGAGGCTAATAGGTTAAGTATTATAGCTAAGACTGACAAACAGATTACAGATGCTAAGGTAGTTGAGGTCAACAAACGTATTGACCTTGACAATACTGAAGCACAAGCAGCGGTAACATTAGGTACATCAACATACGACCAGCGAGTTAAATTGATTCAAGATGAAGGTCAAAAGCAAATCAACTTACTTGATAAGAAACTATTAGCTGAAGAGGAATACAATGCAGCGGTGGTTAAGATTAATGCAGATACAACTGCTAAGTTGAATGTTGAACAACAAGCACGAGTTGATAAGGTATTTGAATATGGTAATGCTATTATTTCAGCATTTACTGCTTTAAATGAATTAAGTCAACAAGCAACTGAGCAAAGGGTAGCAGACATCACAACATCAAGTGAGGCTGAATTAAAAGCCATTAATGAATCAGTTGAATCAGAAGCTTATAAACAACGGCAAAGGGAGAACCTAGAAAAAAGAACTAATAGAAAAATTGCAGCTGAAAAAACAAAACAAGCAAATCAAGATAAGGCATTAGCAATATTTCAAATTGCACTCAATACTGCATCATCTATTATTAAAACTGGAGCAGAGTTAGGTTATCCAGCAGCTATACCATTTCAAATAGTTGCTGGTATTGTAGGTGCTGCACAAATAGCAATTGCATCCGCTAAAACACCACCAAAATTTGAACGTGGTGGTGAGATTGGAGGTCAAAGACATAGTCAAGGTGGTACTATGGTAGAAGCAGAGCAAGGTGAGTACATCGTAAACAGAAAGCAAACGTCCGCACATCGTAGAGAATTGAATGCATTAAATCAATCCTCTGATGCCTTTAAGAAACTAATTCAAGATAGGTATGTTAGACCAGCATTGATGAATTATATGTTAGGTTCTAAGTCTAAGGAGATGGGTGTAAATGTAAATGCTACATTAAATTCTAAAAGTATGGAGGCTGAATTGAAAGGATTAAGAAAGGACTTAAGACAAAGTAATAAATTCTATAATAACCAAATTGATACACGCTACCAATGGCATCAGAAATAAAGTTTATTTTAGATGGTTCAGATAGAGGTCAGCCAACTAATGCAATAGAATTTGGATTTACTATTTCAGAAGAGATTGATATAAAAACAAGAGTTGTATCATTCAACAATGATTTGATATTTAGTGGTGCTGCTTATGACTACTTATTTACATTATTAGTTAATAATGGTATTTGTAATTTAGTAGATGTTAATGTACTATATGAATGTCAAGGGATATGGAAAAACCTAGTAAATGGGTATCTGATTGTATCTGAATTAATCTTTGATTTTGATAGATGTACTTGTAGAACTAAGATGTATGATACATCATTTAGCACAAGAATTAATAATAACAAAGACATACCATTTTCACTTAATAGTTTAAAAACTAAAAATCTTTATCCTAAGTCTGCTGCTAATATTGTTCAATTAGAATTCTTTAACCCATCAAATTGCGTAACTAATACAATTGATACAATTGGTGGATATTCTGTTTGGGAGGCATTTAAAAATTTAATTGCATCAATGAGTGACAATCTTATAGATTTTCAATCTGATTTTTTTAGAATACAAACATTTGGATTAGCTAGTAGAGTTAATTATTTTGTTACTACTGGTAAATCAATTGCTGATAAATCAAGTTCAGTAGATGCTATTGTTTCATTTAAGCAATTATTCTCAACACTTGATTCAAAGTTAAATTTAGGTATTGGATTTACAAGACAATCTAATGGTAGACCATTAATGAGAATTGAACCAGCAAGTTTCTTTTATGAACAGAATTCAATCGTAAATCTTTATGACCAGCCTGATATAACATTATCAGTTGATAAGACTCAATTGTATGGTACAATAAGATTAGGTGCAAGTGAATCACTACAATTTAATGAATGCAATAATGGTGATTCAAATTGTCAATTTGTACAAACACCAGTTGATGGATTTGAAGAAAATACATTTGGATTCTTAGGAACTTGTAATACTGGCACAGCATTAAATTTAGTTTCAAATGAAGTAATTATAGATACTAATATAATTGAAGATACTTATATCTTTAATAGTGATGCATATTTAACAAATACATTTATAATTGAAATAAAATACAACTTTCAACCAGCTGGTGGAGGTCAACCAGCAAAGATTAGATATTTAGCAAATAAACAAGACCCTTATGAACAAGGTAATTGCTACTATAATATCTCACTTAATAATTTAGCATCATCATTTAATTGGAGAACCGAATTACATAATTCAATTGCTCAATATCAAGAACCATATACACCAGCATCTACAAACTTTAATGTTAGGGTATCTTCTAATTTATCATTTGTAATAACTCCTACCTCAGCAACATATTTTGAAACTACAGACCAGTACATTAAATATTTAGATGAGGTAAATGATGTTGGTAATAACTTTTCAGTAGACAAATATGTAGTTCCTCGTGCTGGACAATATACATTTGATGTAGAGATATTTACATTTTGTTCAAATAGTTATTCAATTCAAGCAATTATACAAAGGTTTAATTCTAATGATGAATTTGTTGGACAAGTGGTTAGTTCCACACAAAATAGTACGGGTGGAATTCTATCTGCAACCATAACATTAACTGCTGTATTTAATCAAGGTGATATTATAAGAACAGATTTACAAGCCGTTTCAGGAAATGGTGGCAATCAAACACTAATTATTCAAAATATATTTAGTGCTAATCCATCTATATTTTATGGTAGCGGTACACCATTTGAAAATGAGTTTCAAGTAGTAGACCCTAATGCATCTAAAAAGATATTATATAAATTTGACCGACCATTAACAATGACTGAGATTGAGGCAATACTTGACAATACCTCACGACCTATAGCATTTGGTAGATGGGATGACCCACTAAGAACTATTGAAGGTTACATTAAGAAGGTTGATGTTAAGTCAATTATAGAACAAGAAGCATCATTTGAATTAAAGTCTAATAAGATACTGAGATGAGTTATACATCAATACCAAACCAACCTATTATCTTTCATACGGAAGAGGAACTACTAACACCTTGTGAAGAGTGTGGAGATGGTAGCTATAGACAATTGGTTGACCTTAATGACCAGTTATTCTTTCAAGTTGATGCACCTGATTGTACTGGTAAGTTACCACTTAGCAGTTTGTCAAATGTAATATGGACTTTAGATGGTAATATTGTTTGCTCAACTACAGCATCTAATGGTAGTGCATCTGTTATATTTACCACACCTTACCCTTATGAAGTTTATAGGTTAGAAATACTTGTTACTGAACTTACAGAGGGTGACTTAGTGGTTACCATTCAAAACGGTGAATCATTCACATTTTATACGGCTGGTACTTATAACATCTACCTATCAACTCAAGCAGCCATCAATGGTGACCTATCACTACAAGTTAACTTTGCATCAACCACTTTTGTAGGTTGTTTCAATCTACGTGTAGGTGCATTTGGTGTTGGTACTGATATGCAGTTAGGGTGGGTAGACCCATCTACATTCGAGTATGTTGCACCAGTAGTTGGATTCTTAACTACCATTAAAGATAATAAAGTGACTGCTGCTATTCCAATGGTAGACCAAGAGATAGGTATTGGATGCCATAGGTTAGCAATAACAGACCCTTGTGATAATGGATGTTCTACCTATGGCATTGATAATCCTAACTTTAATGGTTCGGTAGCAGTTGGTGGTGCTGGTAGTGGATGGGATTTGACTAATGGTATTTGGGAGATAAGCGGTGGTCAAGCAATATTTACAGATGTTATTACTGGAGATAATGCAGTAATGGTAAGTGATTCTTTCTTATGTGCTGCTGAAGATTCAGTCTATGATGTTACCATTACTATCACTCAACATCAAGATGTAAGGGTATTTGTATTAGCACCATCAGGTGGTTCAGTCACACCTAACTATGTTGCTGGTGTAGGTACATTTACGTTTCAAGTTACTACTGGTGCATTTGCTGAACAACTAACTATAAGAGGTCAAGCAATGGCAGATGGTGCATTTGTGTACATTGATAGTTGTGTTGTTAGTCTTACTGCTCAATCTTCTACATTCGTTCAATACTCTGACATCTTTGACTTAGGTGACTATAACGATAGTTGTAAATACTTTAAGATTGAAGGTTGTAATGCTCAAGACCAGTTTAACTTTGCCTTTGGCGGTTCATCATTCTTACCAATGATAAGGTTAGAGGGTAGAAGGTCTAAGGCTCAATACGTGACCAATGCTAACACCTTTAGATATGCATCAGGTAAGTGGTCTGCTAACTATGTCAACCGATTAAAACAATGGACATATCATTTTGGGAGATTACCTGAATATGTATTAGACTTTTTATCTACCATCTTCTACTATGACAATTGTTATGTCAATGGTGTGTTAATGTTTCCACAAGATAATGCATTCCCTTCTATTGACTGGTCTGATGCTGACACCTACTTAGGTTCTTTTGCTATTGACTTAGTTGAGAAAGACAATAAGGTTGTTAAGGTACAATGTGGTGACTCAGATGCTGACTGCTTACCATCAATCTTAGATAACTCAGATGAACCTTTCTTATTGACTGAAGACCTAAATAGAATAACTACACAAGATTCAGTTAATTTGTATTACGAAAATAATTTGTAGATTTGTATATCTTTTTGCACCCAGTAGGTTTAAATGTTACAACCTTAAATAGTAACATCAATAACTTTAAATCTATATAAAATGGGCTGTGCCTCATATTGCGAATCAGGTCTCGAAGCACACGACTTAGTCGTTTGTGGAGACTATAAATTAGGCGGTGTATCCGCTATAGTAATTGGTTCTTGTGCATCTGTATTAGCTGACCCTACAAGTGGTGAAGAGATTCTTGCTGCTATTAGTTCAGGTGATGCAGTCTTAGTTGAAGATATTCGTTTTGCTCTACCAGCTGGTTCACCTATTCAGGTGGATTCTCCAGTAGGTTGTGGAACTCAGATACGTATCAATGAAGACCGAACTGCTACTCTTTACGATGCAAACGTAACTGACCAAAACAACACATTCTATAACTCATTAAACCAACAAAAAGTAGGTTGGATAATGGCTTATCTATGTGACTCAGGTAAGGTTATCTACATCGACCCACCAGTAGGTATTACTACATCTGCTAACTTCATTATCCCTGAACAGAATAATGAACTTCAGCGTTATGAAGTAACATTTAGCTGGAGACAAAAAGAGATTCCAACTCAATTTGCAGCACCTGCTGGTATTTTTGGATAATGACTGAAGAGTTAAACACTAACGATATTGCCACATCTTCTAATGAAGGTGTGGTACTATTTGCTTTCGGCAAACAAGGCTACTATCAAGCAGCATACAACTTAGCCTATTCAATAAAGTATCATTCACCTAATGTAAAGATTGCACTCTTTGTAGACGATATTAAGAAGTGTGAAAATGCAACGGGTGACATCAAGAAGTACGTTGATTCATTAAATCAAATCGAACATTCCGACCTATACGTAGATGGTAAATTTGACCCAGCTATGTTGAAGGTGTCTCTATACAAGTATTTGCCTTTTAAAAACAATCTATATCTTGATGTTGATGCTATATGTTTAAAAGACATTCAGCCATTAATAGACGATTTAGTAAGTACAAAGAGGCATTACATCAGTCATTGTGTGGGGTATCATACTATTGATTTAGGACGTGATATCCCCTCAATGCAATGGGCATGGGCAGATGATATTTGGAGTCACTTTAACTTAGAATACGATTCAATCCTACCAGCTATCAATAGCAGCCTTCAATTCATTAAGATAGGCAAAGAGTCGAAAATGTTATTTGAGGTTCTTAGAAACCTTTATACGACTAACCAACTACCAACAAATAGACTTAGAATGAAGTGGGGTAATGGTCAACCTGATGAACTCTATATGAATGTTGCATTAGCTATGACATCATACGACCCATCATATAAGAATGATGGTATAGTAGGTGGTGGCAAATCTGAAACTGGGTTTATTCACTTTGCTAATGTTCGTGGTTTGTCATTCCAAGAAGTAACAGAAAACTATTATTTTCAATCTTACTATGGTGGTAGGAATTTTACATCAAGATTCTATACTGAGTGGTTAGATAGGTTAATGAAGGTAATGATGCGAACTCAAAACAAAATACATCAATTTCATATTGATAGAATCATAGGTCAAAAATACGTAAACAAATGAAAGACATATCTACCAAAAAACCGAAAGGGAGACCTAAGAAGGTCGAAACAATATCTACAGAAATTGTAACTACTGAGACATTTACAGAGGTTGCAAGGCATGACTGGAACTCTGAAGATGAAGTTGGTCAATTCTTAGGTTCATTAGTTAGAATGTCAAAGTATAAGACCATTCTTGAGATTGGTGTATTTGAAGGTGAAACAACACAACACCTTATTAAGTCACTACCTAAAGGCGGTCAATACGTAGGCATTGATATTAACGACTATCGTACAGCAGCAACTAAGTTGTATATGTCAGAGGGTGGTAAGTCAATTGACTTTATCTTAGGTAATTCTCACAATGAATTAAGTAAACTACCAGCTAATCACTTTGACTTAATCTTTGTGGATGGTGACCATTCTTGGGCATCAATCCTACCTGAGTTTAAGTTGGTTGAAAAGTTGGTTAGTCGAGGTGGTGTAATTGTATACCATGATACCATCCACCTTCAAGACCCTAAAAGACTTGTTGAGTATGCAGCAAATTACAACTACAACACAACAACATTGAATACACCTGAAGGTCGTGGTATATCTTTAATATCTAAATACTAAAACTATGAAAGTTCTATTTTGTCGTTCTAAATCTTGTGGCTCACACATTATCAATTCAACTACATCTACTAAAATCGTAGCATAATGGCACTCTCTATTGAAGAGGTTAATAAGATAGTCAATAAGTTTGCCTATAAACACAAGGCATTCGAGAATGATAAGTCAAGGTCAATTACAAACCCTATCTCAAAACGTAGGGTAGGAATGTATCAATATCCTGAATACTGGGATGGGTACAATTTCTCTGCAATGATGTATGATTCAATCTTACCTCATGCACGTGCTGATGTATACCCTGAACATTTACTATCTGTTAGAAGTCCAAATCAAACTGAGGCTCAATATGAGTATATCAAGGCTAACTATAAGGCTACTACTCTTAATGTCTTTGAAGATTTTAAGGCTACTATCTCACGTGCATTTGCAGACCAAAACTGGTCAATCAATGTAAGACCTGAGACAGATGAAAGATTTGGTGATGACACATTTAGTAAGTTCATCAATGAAGAGATTGAAAAATTTGGTAGTGTTGAGGTCTTTGTTAAATCAATGCTACCTACCTTAAAGTTAATTGACCCTAATGGAATCATAGCCATTGAGCCTGAAGATTTCGATATTGAAGATAATGGTAATGATGAAGAGTTATTGATAGGTAACAACCTAATTAAACCAATGCCTTCATACTATAATTGTAAAAGAATTGTAGGTCAAGAATATGGTAGATGGTACTTAGTTATTGATGAAGATAGAAGTCACGTTAAGGTAGGTACTAAGACTGAAGAGTCAGGAATCATTCTTGAATTGTTTGACGATACCTATATCTACAGAATAGAACAAGTAGGTAAAAAAAGTGATATGACATTTGGTGAACCAGTTGTATACTTTCAACACGATTTAGGTTATGTACCTTGTAGAAAGTTGATGGGTACACCACTCTTAGTTAATAATGAGTTGGTGTTTCAATCTCCATTTATTACAGCCGTTCCATTACTTGACCAAGTGGTATTAGATGAATCATATTTACAGATGTCTAAAGCTACAAGTGCATTTCCTTTCATGGTTGCATTAGGTGAAATTTGTGAGTTCGTAGATAGAGAGGGTAATAGATGTGATAACGGACAAATCTTTGACCCTATAGGAGGTGGGTATCGTACTTGTGGAAGTTGTAGTGGTGCTGGTGTTAAGAGTCGTTTCAGTCCAACTGGAATGCTACTTGTTAAACCTAAGACATCAATGAGTGAGGGTGACTCAGGTCTATCAGGTGACTATATGAAGTTTGTAAGTCCACCAATGGACACATTGACCTTTCTTAGAAATGAGATTAATACTCAAATGGATAAGTCAAGAAGTGTATTACATCTACCTTCAAGTGATGCATCAGGAACGATAGGTGAGGCATCAACTGCTA